GCCTGCGCCGCCGATGGTACTTTGACCCCAAAGCAAGTAGTGGCGGTTGACGAGTTCTTGTGCTACTTCCCGTTTGAGAAGGGTGACAGATAGCTAAAGAGGTTTAGTACGGTTATTACCACCTTAGCCGTACTAGACACCCATCACGAAGGTAGGGTAGTATAAGGAAAGTTTAAACCAAACAAAACCATGTACGAAATTCGATACCCGCGTAATGGCGAATTTGCCTTTATTGACTCCGACGATTTAAGTCCTCAGCCTTTGCCCCGGTGTTGGGGTACTAGATTCTTTAAAACAGACCTGCCTTTTACCTATACGATATACCCCGGCTTTCACGGCCCGGTTGGTGTGGTTCTCCGTCGTCCTTTAATGGTAGCTAGCGCTTATGCACCAAAGCAATAAAAGCACCTTTCGTCGCGTCTCTAACCGTGCCGACGCCGACCTAAGGGAAAACAAATATAACATCTCTACTCCGGGACATCGCCGTTGGTTAAAGCGGGACGCTAACCGCTGTAGCCGCCGAGACTTCAAACAAGATATTGAGAGGTATTATGTCTAAAATCATCCGTGTCAAGTCTGAAAATGCGCAAGCCGCCTTAGATGCCATCCCTGGTAGCTGTCTTACTGAACCACCCCCCTACGAAAACCCTATTTGGTCTGATGATGAACCATCATTACTACCTGCTACAGGAATGGTAGGTTTGATGCTTCCAAAGGGCATAAGTGGTAATCAAGCTCATAAACTCTTGAGACATTAACTACATTCCACATATAGTTTGCCTGCCTACAGAGGTGGGCTTTTTAGTGCTAAGATTATGGTAGTACACTACCATCGGGAAGGTCTACCAGTGAACTTCACTATCGCCACAGCCTTAGCTACCGTCTTAGCATTGCAGTCGATCGGGGATTCTCCCACTAAACCCTGTGCTACTTACGATATCTGTATGAGTCAAGGGCGGGCTACCCTTCAAAAAGAGCCACGCAAAGCCCTAGACTTGTTTAGAGAGGCACTGAGCCATCGCCCTCTGGACGCTAGGGCTTTTACCTTTGTGCAGATGCTAGAACCGTTTTTTACTCTCGCCCCAGGCGACTGTTTAGACTTCCGGCACTGCATGGCGGAGGGGTATAGATCTGGTGCGCGTGGTGACTTTGAGGCGGCTTTAACCGACTTTAAGCGGGCGTTGTATTTTAAGCCGGGGGATGAACACGCTCTTGAGGCGATCGGGATTACAAGTTTTGAAGTCGTGAGGAGCCGAAAATAACTTAAGCACTAAAAAGCCCGCCAGAGAGGTCTAGCGGGCTTTAAAGGTGTGTTGAGGGTCATAGAGCTACAATTGTGTCAATGACGGGGGTAACGAGCTTAGAATCGTCTTTACAGCCGTCGGTGCAACAAGGCATTAACAAGGCTAGGACGATAACAGCGGGAAAGGTAGTCTTTAGGATGTTCATCTGATGCACCGGGCATAGGGACTTCAAAAGCGTCTACCTATAAAGAGATAGACGCTTAACATTTCTTAAAGGTTCCCGATGCTTCAGTTATTAACTAGCGCCCGCCCTCTGCGGTCAAGTTCAAAAGCGTAGTGTGGTTGGAAAGGCATCTCAAAACGGTGCATTTCTGCAAACTCTAAGGGGATAAAGGGAGGTACTACAGCGTCTAGGAAGCAAAGGCGCGTTACCACTGAGTGACCGGGGGCCATAACCTCTAGTTGGCAACATTCGAGCAGCACGGCACTATCTATAATTTCCAGGGTTGCTTTAGGGTGGTTGCGTCTCACCCACGCTATTGTAACGTCTACTTTATCGGCGGGGATTTCACATTCTAGAAAAGTTTCTTTGCGCGGGTTCCAGTTGTCACCTTCCCAGTGCGAGGGTTTAGTGACTCTCAATACTGTTTCTAGACCTTCGCGGTACTGCCCGATAAATTCAACTTTGGCACCTTCAGCTAAAGCTTTTTTGACGGCGGCTTGTGAGACGTATTTGATAACGATAGTCATATAGTTTTCTCCGTTTGTTAAACCTACTATAGCATCATAATAAAGGTCGGCTAGTAGTGCTAACCGACTCTCATTAGTACGGTTAACCGTACTTACTAAAGTTTATTTCCAGTTTTTGAAGTAGTGGGTCAAGCCCTGAAAGATAGCGGTGTACTTGGTAATCTTTCCTGTGTTTGTTCCAATTCTCAAAAATAAGCTTAGTCTCCTCTTTGGCACTTGTTATCGCTTCAGAAGGGCTTAAACCGCGACTTATGCCCCTTATGAACACAGATATAGCCTCACCCCTTACAAAGCTGTCGATGTGCCTTCCCCCTACAGGTATCTCACCATTATGGGGGGCTAACTTGCGGTAGGTGTCAAAGTAACTGTCCGCTGTTATACGGAGCGATCGCATCTCAGCAAACACTTGTTCCCTTACTAGAGGGCTTAAGCCCCCTAACCAGTTAGTATTTGTCATGGTAATCTTCTGGCTCTGGTTTGATTCCCACTTTAAGATCTACTCCGAAGTATGACTGATTATTAGCGGGTACGGGTCGTTGTATCCCTATTAGAGATTCTACTAAGAGAGTGTTGGTCATATCAAAACTGGGAGCGCCGAGCAACCAATTAACGGTATCCACAATATCTTTGGCTTTTTGACTCGTGGCACCCCAAATTCTCATAAAAGCCAGTAACGTATCTGCGCGAACCGTATCCGCACCCTTAATGCGATTTATGTAGTGATCTGGCACTTTGGCAAAGGACTGTACTTTAGATACAGGTACTTTTCTGTCTGTACGGAAGGGGGTTACTTTGACAACAGATACATCTACCGGGGGTCGAGATTTAATAATTTCTATGTCCGCTTGGTTGGGGTCAAACTTTTTAGTTTCAGAGAGCGGTAGTACCTCTAATTCGGCTTTCGATGGTGGAAAAGGTTGAGGATCTGGCTCAACTTTAGGTGCCTCGGGCGGTTTGCAATCATAGCACTCACACTTGCCGTAGCTGGCTGAGGAGAAGGAGTGCTGACCCTTAAACACTGACCAGTCGTAGGCAAAAGGGTGTTTACTAAGCTTGGTCGGTTTAGGTAGCTCAGCGGGCGGTTTGCATTTAGCACACTCACACTTATCAAAAATAGCAGCGGAGGGGGAGTGCCTTATTTTGGGTTTAGGTGTCCGAGGTAACTCTTGATTAGGGTTAGGAGTCTCAACTGGTGAAGTTTCTAAGGTGTCCGATGTGGCTAGCTGGGCGATTGCGTCGCGGCAGCTAGCGCGGGTCACTTCCCAATGCCCCCTTACTGTGTCCGAGGAGGTTTCAGAAGCGGTGCAGACGTAACGATCGCCCTCGATGAGGCGGGCGAGGGGGCATTGTGAACAAGTTTTGATCTGTGTGGCTCTCATAGTGTTCTCTTTAGTTGATGTATCTACTCTACCACCATCATCAAGAGTAAGTAGTACGCTTAACCGTACTAAATAAGTAGTGTTTACCGTAAAGGGTCAATACCGTCGAAATACTCGTCAACCATTACACCCCAGAAATACTCTGACACCCTGTTTTGTATTAGCTGGCACCATCTAAACGAGCATTCTTGCTTATACAAAGGGTAGAGCAAGGTCGTGATGTGTTTCTCTATCTCGCACCTTACGGTATCTCTGCTGGTTAACTTGCCACCCTTGATAAGGTTAGGTAGTTTGGTGTGAAAAGCATACCATTTAGCCTCACTCTCAAGGGCTATCACAATAGCACCTGTCCACTGGTCTAACCCGTAGTAACCTTTATCAGCCTCCATCCGCTCTATATCGGTAGCGGTATACTTGGTCATCTTAACGTAGCAACAATTTATCTTAGTTCCTACTGTTGCAAAGGGTGACACCCCGGAAACATTAGCCCAGTCCCCGTATTTAGCGACCTTGTTACGGAAACAGACCTCGGCGGGTCTGGTGCTAGTCAAAAGCTCGGTTAATATGCTCAATATAGCCCCCGTTGGCCCCGTTGAAAGGGGGGTTCATTACTATCCAGTCATAACCCGGGGTTAAGTCTGCACTTAAAAAGTCATTACCGACCAAATTATAGCCTTTAGCATCTAATACTGACCTGTTATGTTCGTCAATTTCGCAGCAATCCACCCGGATAAAAGGGTAATCTGCCTTGAGTACGTCAACTATGGCACCTTGCCCCGCACTGGGTTCTAAGTAACGCCAACTTGCTTTGCCGTGTAGATCTGAGGGGTTGGTAGCGCTAAAGCTGGCATAGTCTAGCATCTCTCTGATAACCTGTTTAGGGGGTCGGGAAGTAGTCGTTAGGGCGGCGCATGGGCATACAGCCAGACTCTATAACCTTGGCAAACATTGCTGCTGGGTCATAACTGTAAGTGTGTACTCCTAGACCTTTGTGCCATGATCCGTGAGTTTCCTCCAATACCTTCTTAAACTCTTTGTAGTCTTTGGCAGGCATCTGAGGCATTGACACGTGCCAACTGTTGCCGACGCGCTGCACTTGCGCTACTTTAAGAGCGTTTAGTACAGGGGCAGAGAGGGTCTTGGTTGTAAAGTGAAGACTCATGGTAGTTCTAGTGACTTGTTAAACCTACTATAGCACTGTCAGCAAGGGTGCTTAGTATTTCCAAGGGTCTTGATAACCGAACAAAAGCCCCCGGAAGTAGTCGGGGGCGTTCTGATCTAAGGGTGATCAGTTTAAATTATAGCAATTCCCGGGCAATGTAGCAATCTACTTGAGAACTTTGCTCCGGGGTTAGGGTGCCATCACGGGCAGGCTCAAAATCAAATTCTTGATGTTTGTATTCCGCGATCGCCCACCGTGCAGCATCCCCGCGTTCTGGTATTTCAGCAATCCGACGGTCAAGGTAAGGGTCGCCCGAGGGTTGTGAGCGTTGCACAGTGTCATCAAGCGTTAGTTCTAAATCAAAGTCTTCAAAATTGAAAGGTGTGTGAGTCATGGTGTACCTCCTTAAGTTATTCTACTATATCACCTTTGCTAAGGGTGCCTAGTAGTGCTATCTACCGTGTGGTGGTACGGTTAGTCGTAAGTAGTCAGCGTGATCACCATTTTGGATAAAACCGAGCTTAGAAAACATCCGTTTCCTCCTTTCCAACAACCCGTCAGACTTTTCAACGTAGCAATACACAAAATCAACGTAATTGCTTAGGGTTCTAGGACCTTGGGATTGCATGATATCTCTCCATGCCTCCATCAGCCAGCGCCAGATTATAGCACCTGTTTGCGGAGTCATTGACGGGCTTTGGAACTCAGAGGAACCATTTACATAAAAAACTGCCTCTCCCCCGTGGTGTATCCCCACAAATAAGGAGTGATAACCTATGTTAGCATGACGCCATTGTATAAACTCCACGTCTAGAGTGTACCTGTCATCTAAATAAAGCCCTTTAATTTCATCAGCAATCAGTAACTGTTCCATGTGCGTGTAACGCCGCTTAAAGGTGTGTTTGCTTTTCATCTCGCCCACCATTCCATAGTACCGATAAGTTTGCGAGCTTGGTTCTGTACCCGATCAGAAGCAAAGGACACCTCGTTAATCTCGTAGCCCACCATTCGGCAAGCGGTGAACAAGGCATCCTCCCATGCTTCTTGGGGGCTAGAGTAGTGCGCTATATAGGTGTGGTTGCCTATGAAGACGATGCCACCATCTAGCACTGCTGTGACCCCTGGAATATTCCAAGGGCAAGCGCAGCTCTGACCGACTTGGTTTGTTAAGGGGACGCTGCGGACGCTAAGCTCGGGAGGGATTGTTGGATAATTCATAAGGTTTATTTGGTAGATTGCTTTAATACTACCGCACCCACTGCAAAGGTGGTTAGTAGTGATAACCGTACAAGTAAAAGCCCCTGGATTTTTCCAAGGGCTAGATAAAGTGCTTTAACGCTGTTCGGTGCTAACTCTATCTGGGTCAAACCCTTCGGGATACCGCTTGCCTAGCTTTGCCTCTAACAAGTCATAGCTGTCGCTCAGGTCAAAGTAGTCATTGAGAATGATAAGAGGCACTATGTATTCACTGATGCTTAGTAAATGGCGGTTGGGGTAATCTCGCACATATTTCTTGACCTTACCTTGATACTTTATGGCAGCGTGTAATGCTGCATTTAGTGCATCCAGAGGGCTGAAAAACTTGTGTGAGTTGTTGGGCTTGGCACCTATTTGTACATTATAGGAATCTAGCAGACTAAACCCGAGGCAAAGGTCTATAGCTATTGAGTACCACACAACATCTGCCAATTCTGTCTTAAAATCAACTACCGAGACACCAGGATTATCAAAAGCATCTATTGCTTCAGCTATTTCCTCAGTTAAGCCAAGCGTGAAGATGATGATATCACCCCGGACGCTGTTATCGAAATTGACGGCAGTGCGCTGCACCAGTTCTTTAAGTTTGTCGTTAATCATTCTTTTCTCCTTTTGGTTTCTTCGTTAAATGCCTGGTTTACCGAGTTTAATACCCTTTCCTCTAACTTCCCGTAATGTGAATTAATTTCGCACAGCTCCTTTGCCCTTTTAGCTATTTCTGGCCAGGAGTAGGGATGACCCACGTTGTTTTTCAGTGGGTGGTTTTTGATGGCTACACCAATTAGCTCATCAAGCTGGCGGGTTTCTAAGTCAGATATTAGCTCCTTCTCTGTTGTATCAACTAATTCTTTAAAAGCGTGTTCAACTGCCTTAACGGCCTTGTCACGTCCGCTGCCAGAAAATTCGTTATATAAGGCACGGGCGCGGTAGGCAATTTTTAGCTCATAGGTCGTGCTAAGAGTGTTTAGGGGCCAACGTTCCGCTATTACATCGGAGATTAACTCTCCTGGTTCATGTTGGTGGCATAGGTCAGGGCGGGTTAAAACGATAGCCTTTTCCACCAACTTTTCCACCTTATCAAAAGTCATCCCACCAGGAGGTACTTGTGGGTACAATTCCACAGCCTTGTCAAAAATGGCTTTGAAGTCAGAGGGGGTGTTGATAGTAGGGTAGTGTCCGTTGATAACCACCTCTATCATAGTGTCGCGAGCTATTAGGTCTTTTTCATTTTGTACTGGTTCGGACAAGCTGATAGGTTTAGTGGGTTGATACTTATCCGTGCAGACTATTGCAATCGCACTTTTGACGGCTAACTCTGCTTTTTCAGGCGAGGGCTTGTCTGTTAGTCTCAATTGGTCAAAGATAACTGCGGCTTTGTTGTATACGGCTTTGAACTCGTCACCCTTTGTGATGGTGGGGGAGTGCTTAGCTATCTCTGCCTCTATCAGCGCATTATCGTATCTAGGTTCGTCGCAAGGTATAACCCAAAAGGCGTATTTTACTGCCGCCGAAGCTTTCTCAGCGGGTGTACCTCTGAAAGCTTCGTATTCAGACAACGCTCGGGTAAACACCCGCTTGAACTCCGAGGGGGTTTCGATGGATGGGTAGTGGTTGTAGATGGCAGCTTCAATGAGTGCATCACGGTATCGGTTATCTACGGGAGGGTTAGGTTGAGAGTAAGCTAACTGATAGTATGCGTTTTTCACTGCGTTTTTGGCTTTCTCCTCAGGTGTGCCACTAGAGTCAGCATAATAAGAAAGAGCCAATTCAAACACTTTTTCATAATCAGATGGGTCAAGTCCAGGGTGGCGAGCTTCTATCGCTTGCTCAATAGCATAGTTAGCATCTGCCATTTCTGTAGTCTCGTCAGGACAAAGTGTTTCGTCAACGGGCGTGACGGTCATTGAGATGTAAGTCGTAATCCGTTGACCGTTCACTATTTGTTCGTGCGTTGTGTTGTATTCCATGTGGTTTAACCTCTGTTAAATATGCGGTCTAGAATTGGGCGTTTTGTCTTGGCGTGTTCAATGTCTAGAGCAGTCCCCCACTCGTGGACACGTTTAAGAAGCTTTAAAGCTTTTCCGTAAGCTTTTTGATGTTCCTCTACAAATTCTTGCCTATCTACCAGGGTAAGGTAAGCTGGGTTTATTTCTGGAACAGCTTCATCAAGGGTCATAAGTAATTCGCTTGTTTAACTGTTTACAGAGTAGCATCAGCCGATCCTACACTGCAAGTGTGGAAAACCGTACTAGATATCTACGCTATTTATGATATGATAAATTCAGCAACCATTACAAAGGTGTACCAGTGGCAACCCAGTCCGGACAACTAACACGCTTAATAAATGAGAAAATCATCACACCTGTGTCTGACACCTCAAAACCCGAGACGTTGAAAGCGGCACTAGCCTTTACCCGAAGCTTAGGCTATGAAGAGGCTAACATTGAGTTAAATCTGATGCGGGAGGAGTCCAAAGCGCGCTTAGACCTTTGCAAAGCTATCATCCGATATAAGGTGTCAGGGCTTCAAATACCTGAGGTGATTTCCCAACTCACTCCTAAAGCGTCCAAGCTTCGGTTAAGCGAAATGGTGTCACAAGTGGGTGAGGCGATCGCGTACTTCAGCTACGAACCCAAGAGCGTTACGCTGGCACGGCTTTGCAAGAGAGGTACAAAATGAGTTGTGATTGTGAGGCTCCTGTTATCTACCGTTCCAAGTTGGTAACAACTAGGAAGAAGCACCGATGTGTAGAATGCGGGATAACCATAGCCCCCGCTAGTCAAGCAGAAAAGATTGATACACTTTATGATGGTAGCTTTCAGTCACTATACACCTGCTTGAAATGCCAAGAGGTGATAAACTATATCCGTCAGTACACTGGGACGGATGACATGATTTTAGGGTTACAAGAGAACCTCTGCTGTCACGGGGAGTTATATGAGATATTGCATTGTGTAGTCTTTGAGGACATAAACGAAGACGAAGAGGAAGGGATGGCTTGTTATTACAGACCTAGTGTGTCATGGCTAAACCCTGTTGTTAAAGGTCAGTTTACCTTGAATACAGAGGTGGTATCATGAGGGCTTTAGACCTGTTTGCCGGGGCTGGCGGTTTCACCCAAGGCATGAAACAAGCAGGGGTGGTGACAGTAGGAGCGGTTGATTCTAACGGTAGTGCTGTAGACACTTACAATCGCAATCATGCAGGGACTCTTAAAGACCGTTACTACTGCACGCATTCTGATATTAAGGAGATTTTTACACTGGGTCATCACCCAGGTGGCATAGATCTAGTATATGGGAGTCCGCCTTGCCAAGGTTTTTCTACTCAAGGCAAGCGCGACCCTAATGACCATCGGAATGACCTTTGTTGGGAGTTCGCCCGTGTGGTAAACCTAGTTCGTCCTAAATACTTCGTGATGGAAAACGTGGAGGGGGTTAGCAAGGTTATCCCTTCACTTAAGGCTATTTATAAGGAGTACGGGTATGATGTGCTGGAGCCTTGGGTGCTTAATGCTTACGACTACGGTGTGCCGCAAAACCGTCGCCGCTTGTTTTTGGTGGGTCACTTGGAGGGTACTCTTACACCGTCTAAACCCTCGCCAGTACCGCACACTGAGAAAGTCACAGCAGGCGAAGCGCTAGCTAAGCTAACAAGTTCTTGGGATGCAGACACTTGGACAAAAGAGCTAGCACTCCACACCCCCGAGGTTGAGCGGCGCTTTGACCTATGCCCGCCCGGAACCAAAGAGCCGATATCCCGGTTTATGAGGGTGGCTTACGGTAGCCCCGCTCCAACAGTCTTGGCGGCTAGCAGGCTTATACACCCTATAAAGTCTCGTATACTTACCCCCCGCGAAGTGGCTTGCCTCCAAAGCTTTCCTGACGATTACTACTGGCCCACATCAAAAGTCCAAGCTTACCTGCAAATTGGGAATGCAGTACCTCCACTACTTGGCGAAGCCGTAGGTAAAGCAATTATGCAATGTATAACTCACGAGGTATAAAATGGCAACAACAAATGGCAACAATGACCGCTGGCTTGACCCTGAAAGCTTAGAGGAAATTGAACTTACTTATCAACGTCTCAGGGCGGGTGACACTGAGGGTGTGGTTACAGAGATGGAGGAGTCTATAGGTAGGGTTTATGACCACCTAGAGGCGCAAAACCCCGGCTATGAGCGCCCAAACACTGCTAAGGTTGATTTAGACGCGGCTGACCACCCAAACAGCGTAGAGCTAGAAGGACATGATAGTTAACAATGATTTAGAACCTTTTGGTCAATGGTCACACCAGCCCTACCCTGTAATACCGCACAACACTGATTATGGACAACTACGATACTCCCGATTATATTGCGCAAAAGATGGCAAAGCTAGCCTATGGTCGGTGTTGCGAACCAGCAGCCGGATTAGGAGCGATCGCAAACCATCTCCCGTCTTTTACGACTTGTATTGAAATAGACCCAGAGAGGTTTGAAAGGGGGAGGTTGTCTAGCCCGCATTCTATTTATTGGCACCTTTTTGACTTCTTAGACCGTGAAAAGTGTAATTCCCGTTTTGATACAATAATCACTAACCCACCCTTTAGCCAGTTGTTACCATATATCCGCAGGGGTCTTGAGGTAGTTAACGAAGGTGGCCAGCTAGTTTATCTAATGCCCCTTAGCTGGATGGGGGCGCAAGGTCGGGCGGCAGAGTGGCAAGCAATGGACGCCCATATTTCCCGAGTGCTTGTTATCCCTGGTCGGGTGGACTACCTAACTGACGGGGTGCCTATGTCACAGCAAGTACGCGCCAAAGATGGCAAGAAAATGGGAGGGAGGCGTGAGACTGATGCCGTCTTCATCATCAAACCGGGCGCTGGTCCTAAGTTTCATGACTACATCTAGGGGGCTAAATGCTGTTTATCACTGGATTACTATTTCTGGCAATTATCGTTTACATTGTGCTATTGTTAGTAGGGTTCATTCTTTTCATCATAGAGGTGTCAAACCATGGTTAACGCGCTAATTCTTGGTTTTTGCTTAGCGGCTATCTTTTGCGGAGCAATGCTCACTTTTTACGGTTTCTTAGCGTTCTTAAAAGAGGTATTTGGTGATGATTGAAGTGTACATCTTGTTAGGGTTAATAGCTGTGGTGCTGATTCTGAGCGCCAGTGAACCTCCTACACCAGGGTTTTGACATGAGAGTCTATCACATTGCCCATGAAAGCGCGCACCAGAAAGCAACGGCGCTAGCATCACTAAAAAGCTTAATCCGTTGCTTAGAGATAGATTTAGAGCTACCTGTTGAGTGTAGCCCCGTCCAAAGGGTTAACGGGGCTAACTGGGAATCGGTTATAGGTCACACTCGTACCGTAGTTTCGGCATTAGTGCGGGTTCACGGGGGCAAACAGCCTGAGCTTAATTTGCCTTTCTTGACTTGGTGGGACACTACCACCTGTTAAGGTTTAAGACCCGCCAAGTATCTAGCGGGTCTTAATTTTAGATATTGATATTTCGTTGTAAACCAGTCTGTGAGGCTCTACGAGGCGAAACCCTTCCGCTTCGTTTAGCTCTTTTTACATTGGATTTACCGCTTATCGCCCTTTCATCAGCAGCGTTCTGATTTCTAATTTTTCTTTGTGCTGCTTTCTGTGCGCCTGATCTAGTAGTTGCATCACCGCCCTTGGGAGCTTGACCTAGTTTCCTAGCTCGTCTTGCTATTGACTTTTCTGTCGCCGCCACCTCAGAGCCACTTCTACGACCTGAATTGACCACCGCTCTTGTCCCCGCACTTTTTGCGGTATTAATAAGAGCTACCGAAGGTTTTTGACCTACCTGAGTACGGCTATTCATTCTCGTATTGACAGCCTGATCCACATTGCCAAACTTGTCTCTAAGTTGTTGGCCCCTAGAGGTGCCTCCACCCTTACCGCTGCCTGTACCGCCACTGCCTTTAGCCATAAGTCCTCCTAAATTTACTAATTACCGCAACCCCTTAACCTTTTTCTGTAAGTCAGAGCCGGGGGTGAGGGTTACTTGAGTCTCGCCTATTTGGATCTTGTTGGGCAAGAAACTCTCTTTCCACCTGCTAGCTTTTAACTCATCAGCTATAAGCCTAGCTTGTTTATCAATGTCCCCGGACTTCACAGCACTAGCAAAGTTGGCACTCCGCTGTTTTGTTTCCTCTGCACGGTTAGGTCTTTTTGTGCTTGCTCCGCCCTTTCCTTTGCCCGTCCCTCCGCTACCTTTTGCCATATTGTTCTAAATGTCTGCAATTTTGCTTAATATGCCATCACGCCGCTTATTTAAAGCCCTTTCCCGAGCGTTTACACTCCTCATTTGTCCTTGTAACCGCTTAACCCCCTCAGTGTCTCCACTAGATCGAGCTTGGTCAATTTTCGAGGTAAAAGCTTTTTGCTCCTTATTGACCTTCTGTAGCTGGTTGCTAGCCGTTTTATAAGCCCTCTGTCCGCGCTCTAAAGCGGGGGTACGGGTTTTAGTACGCTTACCATCTCCGCCACCGCTTTTTCCTGCACCCGTACCACCGCTGCCTTTAGCCATATCTTATTAATACCCTTTATAAGTGGTCTGACCTTTTCTATCAAAGCGAATCACACCACTTTTAGACCGTTTTGCTTTCCCAACTACTTCCCGTGCAGCTTTGTTACCTAAACGGTTAGGATTTGTTCTGGCTTTTTTAGCTCTGTTTGTTTGTGATCCTGGGGTGGAGTCTTTAACAGGCTTAGAGCCTATATTTACTTTAGGTTTTTTCGGGTTGAAGTAGTTATCCATAAACTCCTGTCGCCCCTTTTTACCCATCTTTTTTCGTACCTTGTCATTATACCTAGTTACAGAGTTTAACCAAGTAGTAGCATTTTCCTCGGGTCTACCTTTTTCCTCTAAATTTCTCCTACCTCTGTCACTCCGAATAGAGGAATCACCATATTTTGCACGGAGTTCAGCACCCCTTGATACGGTAGATTTACCCCCCGCCCCGCTTTTGCCCCTCCCTGTACCCCCACTGCCTTTAGCCATAGATAACACCCCGCGAACGTTGGTCTTCACTTGCTAACCATTGCCAGCCGCGCTCTTTGCAAAGCGCCCAAATCTTGCGCTCACCCCCGTAAACCAGGAAGAAGATATTATCGGTTCCGGCGTGTTCAACAGCCAGTGCGTGTTCACGTTCCAAAGATTCAATCCGAGTCGGGTAGCCACGGGTAGCATATGATCGCCATCCTTTGGGGACACCCATTAGGCTCAAAGGGTAGAACTCAGTAGGCACGTTTAAATCAACAATCACCTTGTAGCCGAGTTGTTGCCAGTACCGAGCAAGCCAGCGCTTCTTGTAGGTACTCCACACCACCCAAGACAGAGGACTGTCTAACGACAAGGTATAGTTAGGCTCTACGAACGCAGAGCATTGGGTTTTAGTAACTTTGTTAGGGTTGACCCACAAGCTAGGATCAAAGCGCGTATCATCCACGTAGAAGTGCAAAATGCCTTCCATACGGCTTAGCGCAGTCTTACCGTAAGGTAGGCAAGGGATAATCAATTCCTCTTGCTGGTGCGTAAGCAGTAAGTCCGGAATACCGAGAATATTGGAGGAAGGGAAAACGATGTCACCAGATACCTTTTGCGGTGCCTTGGCTTCATCCTTAACGAGAGCGATGCTAGCCGCAGGGGTGCTAAAGCACTTTTCTAACTCACTTAAAATTTGTAGTCCTAAAGTTTGTGTTACCAAAGTTAAAACTCCTGAACGCTTACAATATAGTATACCCTGGGCGGGTACTTTAGGTTAAGCACTCTCACAAAACCTCACAATGGATACTATACAGCTAGGAAATATTGAAACTCTTTACCCCTTAGTATACGGTGATGACCCGGAGGGGTTTGTCATAACCAGACCCGAACTCTACGACCCTGATAATGGTCAGCGAGTTGAGGAAGTACCAGCTACCATGTACGAAACACGGTTTTTGGTTCCGGTTATTGACTTTCCTGTTGTTAAAACATTAATTCAGACAGCGTTTAGGGTATTTGAGGAGACTAATGAAGTAACCCAAACGCTTGTTGTAGTAACTACTGACGAGAGTTCCCCCTCCGAGTCTGGTAACTACCTGGTTTTTTGGGTGTCTGAGGTTCATGAGAGACTAGGGGACAAGGTATTAGTTACTCTAAAAGGATACGGGGAGCCAGATAGTCAGACTATTGCCCCAGGGCAGACCTTTACAGTAACAGAAGGAGCGACAACAGGTACGATATTGGGTACGGTTAGGGGGGCTAAGCCGGGTTTAACTTTGCAAAGCCGCCCGGACATCCCTTTCGCCTATGATTCAGCAAGCGGTGTGCTGTCAGTAGCGGGCAAGCTAGACTTTGAGACTACAGACGAATGGACGCTAACAATTGGTGGGCAAGATGTAACTGTGTGGGTACTAGATACCCTTGAAGACCCCCTACCAGTACAGTCAACCTATACGTTTTACTTAGAACCAGACACTAAACCCGGCACAGTGGTGGGTACGATCGAGGTTGAGAAACAAGGTGATACTGGTAAAGCCCCCGTTTACGCAATAGCTAGCGGTAATACAGGGGGTTGGGCGATCGACAGCACCAAAGGGGATATCACTTACTTAGGGAGTCAGCCCTTAGTTGACGGGCAGATTTTGGGGATAGTCTATGGGGGTACTGACCCACTCACAGTGACTCTTAGGGTAATGCCTGCTAGTGAGATTGTGCTTCCCATAGTCCGTTTCAACCTACCCGCTACCCTTTCCGATGGTATGCTAGTAGGTTTGGTTGGGGCTGAGGGGGTGCAAGCTTCTATAACAGACCCTGCTTATAGTATTACTGATAACAAGCTGTATGTAGCTGACAAGAGGCAAGCAGTACCAGGTCTTACCGAGCTTACGCTAGACCTTAAAGGGCAAGGTAGGCAAGGCACCCAGCAAGTTTACGTTACCGTAGCTGAAACACCTACAATAAATGAATTTTGGTTGGCAGAGGATACCGAGAATGGTGGAGGAGTTGGGCAAGTTGAGCTACCAAGCACAGGTGCTTATGCTCTAACACCTACTACTGTGTTTGGTATTAATTCAGGTACGGGTGAAATACTGGTCACTAACTCTAGCGCCCTTAGAGTTGGTAACTACTTACTGACCATCACAAAGGGTACTGAGTCCATCACAGCAACGGTCAAGGTCTATGCAGTCATTACCTCTAACACGCTAGAACTGACAGCCCCTCCCGCCACGCTGATTGGGACAACCTTGGGTACTGTGCAAGGGTTAGCACCTTTCACTACCACGGCGATCGCGCCTTACAGCCTAAACAGCACGACGGGGGCGATAACCCTCGCAGCTACCCCTCCAGCCGCTTTAAGCTTCACGGTAACGGATGCAGCGGGTGATACAACCCAAGTGACTATAAGCCTTGAGGAAGCGCCAGACACGGGTGATGCAGGCTTTATCGGAGCAGTGTACCCCGGTTTTAATGGTCAGGCAGTAGCTACCCGTGCGGGTGTAGTGTTCTCCGTAGGCTCGATAGGATTCGGTCAAGGGAGCTTAAACACTGATCCGGATAACCTCGGTAGCGTAGCTCGCAATACCGAGGGGGTGGTAGTGGCGTCCAAAATGCCAGGTCTTCAGCACGGCGTTAGCGGGCGGGCTACAAAGGAGATGTACCTTGCCCTTAAAGCGCTTTGGCTCCTACCGTTAGAAACCCCCATCACTGTCTCTACGGCAGCAACGGGGGAGGATTATATATGCACTTTAGTAAACTTCAAACGAGTAATAGACCCTGAAGGCATCAGCGTTAGCTTAGAGCTGAGGTCTATGGGGCTTTAAGCTTGATTGTTTAGCGAGGAAATAAAATTCCTTACCACCTAGGCAAATTTCGATTCTACAACTGTCTTCACCTACTATTCCTACTACCTCACCTTTGTCACCGGAATGAAACCAAACAGAAGGTTCTATTTTGATATTTGGCTCACCCTGATTTAACGTAACTTTCTCGTTCATACGGGCTTGGTAAGTATCTCTCTCTATATCCCAAGTGTCAACCGTGTAAAGCACCCAAATACCATCAGATTCGGATTTTATCCTCACCTTAGCTAGTGATAGCTGCTCAATTATTATTGCCTTACTACCAGGGCTGACACGCGCAAAGCCCCCATTATGATATGTTTTAGCCCCCTGTTTCAGTCGAACTTTCTCACTTGGTTTGAAGCTAGTAGCGCTAGGAGGAGCGTCGGCAAGGTCGCACACTAGGTACAAGCCGTGCAAAGCGTCGATCACACAGTCTGGCTCGTAGAAACCCCGCTGCTTAAGGTCTTGGAGGACTAAAGCGTGATAGAGAGGCTTAGTAGGGTTATCCCACATATCTTCGGTTATCTTGTGCTGCAAACCCGTCTTGCTTTCGTAAACATACTGGCACCCCTCAGGGTCAAACACCAAGTCACGCTCTGGTCGGCGGCGCATCCTCGCAATAGCAGGCTTAATATAATTTAGCATTTCACGTTTACTAGGGTAATCGTGGTGATACCCCAGTCTTTCACAAAGATGTTTTAGGGATGCTAAAGAGTAGTTACTTAATTTTGACCAACTGAGTCCTAAAACCTTGTCAAGGCTAGGCAACGGCTCGGAGGGTGGGTATTTTTGGCGAGCAATTCCCAGCGCTTGATGATGAAAGGTGTAAAGGTCTGCTATATCTTCGCTGGTTACAGTTTGACCCCAGTAGTGCATTAACCCAACTAATGTACACAGGGGGTAGTTTAAACCACTGACTAAACCCTGTGCAATCTTCTCAGCTTCTTTGTCATTACACGTAAAGTCATGTCTGTAAGCAAAACGATTTAACGTATCAATCAGCGGCGCTTTGCGAGTGGTAGTACCTACCCATTCAACCCCCCAAGAGTTAAGGATAGCTACGAGTTGTGGTATGGTTAGCTTGTTTAAGGCGGTCATAAGTTTTAGGTGTGTTGACTTGATGACCTAATACTACCCGCCCTTGCCAAAGGTTGTCTAGTAGTGTTACCCGTACTCGCGAGGTTCGGTTTCTACTACCTACCCCTTAGCAAGGCGGGTTAGTATTAAATAGTTGGTATCGGAGATATTATGAGTACACTAGAACTAATAAAAGCACAAGAATTGATGCACCGTATTATTTACGGTAGCCTAGGGTTTAACTTAAAAGCTGCTGTCCTTGTGAGAAAGGCTACCACCTTGTTTAACTCTTATAGTGAGGGTACATGGAGCGATCGAGCTTACCGCGCTATCTGGCACGCTTGCCCGGAGAGAATATAATGCTAGATATATACCCGCGCACAGGTTTTGTAACGTTAAGTGATTATTATCCTTATCAACACCACGGGGTTTTAGAAATGTTGATTGGGTTGGATTGTCCTTTTATCTTCACATTTCATGACTACGGGCGTTATATCCCCCGTTGCTTCAGAGTCTACGTTCCTGTTGATTATATCGTTGTATTAAGGCTACTAAGTCCCTAATCTACCTGCAAGTATCACACTCTTTCTTGCGGTTGTTAATAAGATTCTTAACCGTCACTTGTGGTTTAGGCCCTCCGCCTGCCACATTGACGGTTACTTGATTTTTAACTGTTGTATCTTGCCCGCCGCCCTTGCTGACCTCGATCGCCTTAACCGCTTTAGTCACTGCATCTAGTTTACCTGCTAACGGTGCTACCGACTTGCCAACCCCTTTAAGCTGGTTGGTTTGCTCAGTGCTAGCCCTCTGAATAGCGCGAAGTGGGGCAACAGTGCGATCGTCCTTAACCTTCACCTCAATATTACTAGGGGTCAGCTTGAGGGTGGGTAGTGATACCGTCGCCACTTTCTTAATCTCTTCCCGAATATCTTTGATTTTATTGGAGAAAGCATCAACAGATTTAGTGTCGATACGAGGGCTTAACCCTTTTAGTGACCGCTCGTAGTTCTGTTGGCTGTTTAAAAGTTTTTGCTGGGTGTCTAACGTCTCCTCTTGTGACTTTGACTGTAATTCGCTTATTTTGGCTTGACTGTCTAACAGTTTATTGCGAAGTTCTGCCTCTTGTTCGGAGGACTGGCGCTGAGCTTCGCCTAGTTCCTTGGTGCGGTCTACTTGGTTTCGCAGGTTAGCTGCTTGAGCAGCTAAGGCTTTAGCCTCGTCTTTATCCTTAGTTAGTCCTGCTTGTGCCTCTAATTGGTCAGCCTGAATTGCCAGCTTTTGAGCTTCTAACTCTAATTCTTGTGCTTTAAAGTCGGCTCTAATCTTATCCATCTCTATCGCCGCTCGCTGGTTAGCTAGCTCTAACGCACCCATCTCTATGCTGAGTGCTAACTGCTCTCGCTTGACCTTAATCTGGTTCTGTTCCGCTTGTTGCCGTTGGTTTATTAATTGCTCTTCGGTCTTACCCCCTTCCTTTCCTAGGGCGGCAAGCTGTGATCGCAGCGCTAAAGCTTCACGCTCCATCGCTGTCCGCTGTTCCGCTGTCAGCTTGGTGTCGGTAGCTAACTGTTTTTCGATGTCTGACAATTTGGTACGGGCGGCTAGGGCGGCATTGACCAGCGACAGTTCATTACTTAACCCTGTTTCTAAACTTTGCAGTTGCGCAGACACCAGCCCCGACTGAGCTTGCCGTAATTGTGAAGTACGAGCTACCGACTGAGCCTCTAGTTCACTGAGTGCCACAATTTGGGCTAGGTTTTGCTTTTGGTTCTCAAACGACAAGTTGCGTAACTCACTAGCCTTTTGAAGAGCTGCTAGTTGCTCGTTACCTTTCTCTGACATCTGGGTGTCCAAGTCTAGTAACTGGGCCTTAAGCTTTAGCTGGTCTTGCTGGTTTTTCTGCTTATCTGATTCATCTCCTTTACCTTCCAGACCCCTTAGTAGTTCAAGCTCAGCCTCGATTCTTGCACGGGCGAACCCTAGCTTTTTCTTCTCGGCTTGCTCCTTGGTGATAGTGCCTTCATTAACTTGCTGAGCCAGAGCTAGCTCGTCCTCTAAGATATTTATCTCCCCCTCACCCTTGCGCAGGTCAAGGCGCTTCTTAAGTAGGTCTAGCTCGTTTTTAATGGCACTCTGTAAGGCTTTCTCGGCTGCTATCTCAGCATCTATTAGCCCAATCGCTAGTTTCCTTAAATCCTTCTTTTTGGCTGCTACTCCTTGGGTATCACCAACCCTAGCTAGTTTCTCAAGCGCTCTCTCTTCCTCCGCCATCTGTGCCTTAATACGCTCAATCGCTAGATTAGCTATCTCAGTCTGGGCTTTAGCCTCACTATCGACGTTACGTCGTATCTGTGCCTCTTGCTCAGCGTATGACAGGTCGAGCTGTTGCTTGCGCTCATCTAAAGCGGCTTTAACAATGTTTTGTAAGGATTTTTCTGCCGCTATTTCAGCGTCAATCAAACCTATCGCTAGCTTGCGGACTTCAAGGCGCTTTTGTTCGGCACCTTTGGTGTCCCCCAATGAAGCTAGCTGGTTGGCGGCTTCCTCCTCGGCTTGCATCTGCGCCCGGATGCGATCGATGTTGATTTTAGCTATATCGGATTGCGCCTGAGCTTCATTATCGACACTCTGCCGGACTTTAGCGGCTTGCTCAGAGAATCCTAAGTCAGCAGCTTGCAACTTCTGAGCCAGTTGCTCCTTATATGCACTAATAATCTTGTCACGGGCTTGTAATTCAAGGTCTAGCAGTGACTCAGTGGCTTTCTTAGAACGTTCCTTGGCGGCAGTAATCTTGTCTTCAAGCTCTTTACGCTCGTCACCTTTAGCGGAACCCAGTAGGGCTTGCAGTTTAGAGACATTTTCAGCCTCAGCAGCTTGTTCGGCTTGTATTCTGGTGCGACGGTTAGCTAGTACCTCTGCATCATACTGTTCTTGAGTTTTGGTACGGTCAAGCAACCCTTGCTTAAGGGCGATCGTTGCTTCCGTTTCCGCCGCCCCCGCTTCCCCCATTGATTTCTGATATCCTTCCTCGATCGCTTTTAAGCGGGCGGCGGTAGCATCTTTCTGACCTTTAATATCTACATCGGCAAGCTGCTGTGATATAGCTATTTGCTTTTTCTTAGCTTCGGTCAGAGCTTCGGTAGCTGCTTGATTTCCGCCTTGACTTGCTGCTAGGGCGGCTAACTTTGTTACTTGCTCATTAGTAGCCTTAAGCTCTATGGACAGTCGGGTTTTGGTCGCGTTGCTTACTTTCTGGTCATACTCTTGCTGAGATATTTGGCGATCTGCTAGCTGTTTCTTAAGAGTTAAGGTAGTTTGAGATTCTGCTAACTCTGCCACACCCTTAGACTTATCAAAGCTATCCTTGACCGCCTTTAAACGCTCCTCTGCCGCCGCTTTAACTGCTGCGCCCTCGGTTTTAGTGGCATTGAGAGTTAATTCGGCTGACTTCTGCTTTGAGTCGGCTATTTTCTTTTCAATTTCTTCGCGTTGGTCAGCCGTTGCAGCTCCCTTAAGCAGGTCTTGCAGTTTAGCTTGGTTATCTTCCTCAGCCTCTATCTCAGCCCCTAGGCGCTCCTTGGTAGCTTCCAAGGTCTGTGTGTTGTACTGCCCCTCCGTGACCTTTTTAGAGGCTAAGCCCTTCTCAAGAGCCAATAATCGCTGGGTTTCCGAAGCTTTAGCAGCGCTAAGAGTTTTTTGGTAAGCGTCCTCTTGATCTTTCTCTCTTATTTCTGCTATTTTCTCTAAGCTGTCCAACTCGGTATCTGCTTGTTTAGAAACCAGTTGCTCACGTTCTAGGGCTAGTTTTTCGGTAGACTGCCCTAATTCTTTAGCCTTTTCAATTTGACTATCAAGGCTTGCCACCTGCACATCGGTTTGCTTCTTAGAGATATCTAAGCCAGCCTTAGCCCCCTCGATCGCGCTCATCGTGCCTTGCTTGACCTTGCGCTCAACTGCCGCAGCTTCCAGGTCTAACTGAGCCACCTTAAAATCAGTAAAGTCCTTTTCAAGACCTTTCATTGCCTCCAAGGCTGATTCTCTAGTTTCTAACTCTAACTTGGTATTTTTTACGACAGTATCAAGTCTACCTATACCCTGAGCAGCAGTAATCTGTCCGTACTCTACTTGCTTAGCAGTTAGTTCGGTTACAGACTTGGCGGCCTCTTCAAATACCTCCTTTTTACCTCCGCCGTCACGGTTCAAGGTGGCTAAAGCACTCTCAGCATTTTTGCCTAGAACCTCCATCATCGTACCGAGTTTTTGAAGTTCTGGAGCTTTAAAAGTTAAGTCGTCCTGAGCTGTTTTTAACCCCTCTAAGGTCTTGATAGACTTCTCAATAGCTGTTATCTGGGCTTCTACTGCTACATTGTCAGCCTCTCTAAAAGTTTTCATCCCTTTTAAGGACTCTTTTTGCTTTTCCAGGGCGTCAATTTGACCCCTTACCATTGCAGAACTAGCTTTGCCCGAACTGGCTATCTTCTCAGCTTGGGCGGTCAGAGTGGCAGTTACATCACGGTAAGTTTCTACAGCCTCAATTGAATCTTGATATTCCCCTGTAAGTTTAGCTACATTGGCTTGTGCATCATTAAAGACTTTACCAAGATCAAACCCTCCCCCTAAGCTCGCTGTTGCTTGTGTAAAATTACCCAAAGCATCAGTGGCCACAGTTAGCAAGTTGGCAAGTTTACCTATGCCCTCTAAGCCAAAGCTTAGAGTGGTGAAAGTATTACCCAAAGCCGTACTTAAAATAGGCCCAAATATACCAGCAATACTGACACCTAGCTTAATAAGTCCTTCGGCGGCGGTAATGAGATTACCTATCAACTCAGAACCCCCCGTTAAGAAACCCTCGGGGGTGATATTGAAAGCATCTCCTATATCTTTAACTGACTGTGTGAGGGTATTAAACAAGCTAAGCAGGTCTGCTACATTTTCCTTGGTTAGTTCCTCGATTAGGTCACGGTTCTTAAGCAAGGTCTGGTAAACCTCGTTTAAAGAGGATGTAACCGGGGCTAACAGGGGTTCGCCTGCCATCCGAGCAGTATCTTCAAACAAACTTTGGATGTTAGACGCGACCGCTCCGATCGACACCGATGCAAGCTTATTACCCTCTACGTACACTGCCAGTTTTTTGTTTATCTCGTCTATTAGTACCCCGTTAGACACCCACTGGTCATACTGCTCGCGTGAGATAGCTAAGGTCTTGGCAATTACTGAGTCTGGGTTATTAACATCCCCCTGTAAAATACTTCTTATTTCCTGGTTAGCTTGTTCAAGAGGTAGCCCGAGTGTACCCAGTGCGGCCGCCCACCCTTTTGTAGCGTTGGTGGCGGCGTCTATGGGATTAGAGAACTCTTTAGACTGCCCGATAAAAGAGCTAGCGTTCTGTAACAATATTTGAAAGACACCATTAACTTGCTGGGTTGTAACCCCGGCTAGTTCGGTTGTGTCCTTTTCGATCTGCTTAAGCGAATCTTTAAGGGTTCCGGCGCTAGATATAATCTTGTCGCCGATATTGTCAATTTTAGTACCGTTTTGATAAATATCTAAGGTGCTAGCAAGAGCTACTTGAGACTTTAACAACTCCGCATTTAGCTGCTCGTTACTATCAATAAGTGATCCGTAGAGCGCGCCTGCTATCCCTTGTAAACCCCCTAACGCGGCAGTAAACAACTCTAGCTGGGAGTTCAGTTCGGTGAACCCCCCGATCGCATTGTTTTGCAAGTCATCAATCTGCCCTTGTGTTTGGGGCAGATTTTGTGTGGTGAATTCTACGACGATACGCTCATCTGGCATCCGAACCCCTCATATATCTCGCCTACATTTTGTAGTAGCTCTGATATAGAGTACCCGCAGCGGTCTAAAGCGCCTAACCACTCTGGGCCTTTTAACTCTGTCAGGGGTTCAGGGTGGTTAGGGGGGATGTTGTCGCTTTTATCACCCATCACCCGCTTAAGGTTGCCAACATAGCTAGGGTGAGGTATCCACATCTTGTGTATGCGAAAGGCCCACTCTATTACCTCTTGGTTGCGCCGTAGCCCCGGAGTGTGTCTGCCAAAGTTCTCCCACTCTATGCCGTTCTGATCATCTACGAGTTGGAGCCAGTCCGTATCCACTGTTAACAGCCTAAGTGTACCCGGCACCTTATTAATGGTCTTGTAGTAACAAAGCAGCCCGGCCCAATCATCTGCCTCTAAACCCTCTTTGCAAAGGGTAGGCAGTCCCAAGGTAGTGCCGCTCTCAATGAGTTCGCGCTCAAGCGGAGCGCTAGTCCTTCCCGCCTTGTACTCAGGGTATAGCAAGGTACGCCAGTAGGGTTTAGAGTCTACTAGCAAGACTATGTGAGGGTCGCGAGTGAGGATGCTTTGCCAAAGTTTAGTGATACCCTCAGGGGTTTCTTCAAGGGCGCGTATGTTGTGTAGGAGGCAGAAAAGATCGATCGCAAGCATTATTAATTACCATGATTATGTATTTGGATGTCCTTAAAGCCTTTACCTGGTAAGGGTTGCAAGGTTTATAGGGTGTTATTTGGGTGAATCAGAAAGCTTGTTGCTTTTTTTTATGTTTTCAGCAGGGCTTAGTAATTGGTATTGAGCCATAGCAAGGTGGTATTGGTCAAAGCTGGGGTAGTGTCTGGCCGTTACCTTATCCCATGTCAGCCCGTGGAGGCTTAGCCAGTCGTTGACGATCGCCTCGAAAGGGTAAACATGGTCTACGTGCCAGCCGTGCTTACGGTGTGGCTTAACTTGGTACTCTATGACCTTACGAAGGTGTCCTAGTACCCTAGTCTTTTTAGACAACGAGTGGGATAGCTCTCGCTTGGGGATAGGGATACCTCGCCCGTTTTTCCAGCCGTACAGCATACGGTTGCCTTTGTACCAGCCGACGGTGAAGTGTGATAGGGTGGGTTCTAGGTTCCGGTAGCGAGAGATTTTAGCCATCTTCTCTCGGAGCCAAATGGTGTGGGCTGCGGATACCGGGTTGCCTTTTGCTAAAATGTCATCTATCATAATTACACCTAGTATAGCACCATTGTGAAGGTGCCAGAGTACCTTAAGATTAAAACAGGGATTTTTTACCTTGTAACTTTCAGTCTACTGCCCACCCATCACTAAGGCCCATAAATACCAATGAAACGCTACTACACTTTTACAGCCGACGGTGCCGAACACGTTACGCAAGTCATGACCGACCAAAGTATGACTTACACCTTAAGGATGCTCACGAGGCATTACAGGGCGATTAAAAGAAGTTAGGCGGGGTAGGTACTTGGCAGAGTATCGGAAACTTCGCAAATTTTACGCTACAATCTACTAAGCATCCTTTGTAAAGGTCATAGAGTACCATGAATATACAAGACTTTGTGAGATCACTTCAACAAGATGAGACTTATCCTAAGCTTTTTGTAGGTAAGTACAGTTTGCGAAGATACAAGGCGGTGCTGCGCTACTATATCTGCACTAAACCCACAGGCGAATCCAACGTATTGATTACTTATGACTCTTGGTTTGTGGTCAGATACAAGATGACCCATATGGGCTATAATTGGCACCTTAAGGAGGTTTGCCGAAGTAGGTACTTAGCAGAGCAAAGGAAGAGAACTAATGCTCTTAACCCTCTGCTTCCTTGGGTTAAACGCCCTACATTACAGTTAAGGAGTACCCATGTTAACTAGATACTATATCTACACCACTGTCTTAGCTGATAAATCTAAAATTACAGGAGCTTTACCTCCTACTTCCGATAGTTCAGATGTAGTCCGTTCTGTTATGCTGGCTCATGGTTTAACTTTCACAAGAATAAAAGAGGTGTGTAAAAGTCGTTACGAAGCGGAAAGAAGGGGCAGATTTAACTCTCTTAGCCTCCCGGTTCAAGAGTCTATAACGAAAATTGTAGGTAAACCGGAATACCTGATTGTCCATACAAAGGCCTCCTAATCTACTAGCCCACCATTGCAAAGGTCATAGAATATTATGAAATCAGAGATAGTCAGAGAACTTGTAGCCATCAAAAAGCGGCGAGGACTTACTCAGCGAGATTTATCTGAAAAGACGGGTATCAAGCAACCGCAGATAGCTTGAATCAAATCCGGTGAGCAAATACCTAGAATTGGCACACTGCTATCAATATCTACAGCTTTGGGTTACAAATTAACTTTCACCATTAAATCTAATGAGGAGTTTTACCATGAACCAAGCAGAAATTCTTAACGCCGTCGCCGACCTCCGGTGGTCTAACCCGCACTTTAGCCAGTGGTACAAGGCACAGTCCGCGGTTAGCCTCAGCAACCCGGAGACACATCACTTAATACCTGCTGATATCAGAGGCATAGCAGAGTTTAAGGCGCAACTGGCTCCCCTTACCGATGCCTTACGGGGGTTGGTATCTAAAAATAAGCAGGCAGATTTGACCCGCAGCACTTGTTTTAAGTACCTAGCCTACGCTAAGAAGTGGCTAGGGTTTGCTATGCCCCCTAACCTCTCTAAGCTGTCCTTAGCGGCGCTTAGGCAGCGCGTGAGCGAGTGCTACCCGGACAAGCTACCCAAGTTAGTACCTGTCACCTACGAGGGTGTAATGACGATTCTACGCGGGCTAAGGAAGGCAGGGCATAAGGTGACGTTACGGGCTAAGCTGCCTAAGCTGCTAGCACAGGTTACAGCGTTGGTCAAGGACTGGGAGAACAATTATAAGCATTTGGTGGAAATTGTCAGGGTGCATGAGGAAACAGCCAAGCTACAATACAGGCTCTTTCTGTACGACGTGCAAGATTGGGTAGTGGCTACTCCCGACCCTCGTAAAGGTCACATAGTAGAAGTGCCAACTTTCGAGAGGGCGGTAGCATGAACGGGCAAACTTTGACCAGCATGGAGTGGGACAACCCCGCAGAGCCGCTAAGAATTTATGGTGATGTAGTACGGCTATACGTCTACCCGCCACTTAAGTTTAAAGCCCCGTGTTGCAATATGCAAGATGACCTAGTGGTGCAAGCACCCCCTGTTATACCTGGGTATCTAGAGGTAAGGTTTAGGCTGAGGCAATTTTATGAGGAAACTGAGGGGCAATGGGGGCAAACCCAAATCAGGTACTACTGGCGTTATGTGCGGGAATAGGTACGGTTATCACCACTAGGCACCCTTGATGATGGCAGGGTAGTATGTAAGTGTTCTGTAATCCATAACCTAAAAACCCAATGCCAAAAACCAACTTAAAACGTTTAGAGGCACATCAAAAGCACTTAGACAAGCTTTCAAGCTTGTATATAGATGCTAATGAGTTTACTTACATCTTTTTGAATCAACAGAGCGGTGAACACGAGCTTTACTTGCAAGGCTTGACTCACGCAACCTGTATCGGTTGGGGTACTTTAGAACGTTGCCAAAGGTTGGCGAATAAAGTCAAAACCAATCCTACGCCATACCGCCGCTATTTCAAGGTAGGTTTACCATGAAGCTAGTATCATTGTTTAGCGGGGCAGGTGGCTTAGACCATGGGTTTGAGACAATCTGGGCTAACGAGTATGACCGGGTTACTGCGGGTGTCTGGGAGCGCAATTTTGAGAACGGCGCTAAGATTATGAACTGCCTACCCATTGATAAGGTGCGGGAGTTCCCAAAAGCGGATGGCGTAGTTGGTGGGCCACCTTGCCAAAGTTTCTCAATCGGCGGCGCTAAACGTGGCGTAGATGACCCACGCAGTAAGCTGTTCTACAGTTACGTCAACGCGATCAAGGTAATCCTCCCAAAGTTCTTTCTGGCTGAAAATGTCTCAGGACTCTTTAGCCCTCGGAACCGAGACACTTATGATGATATCTTGCGACGCTTTCGTGAACTAGGCTACCTTTGTGATGGTCAGGTACTAGACGCGGTTGACTATGGTGTGCCTCAGAACCGAAAGCGGTTGTTTATCTTGGGCTACCGTTCAGACTTGGGTATCTCCCCAACTTTTTCGACCCCCTTAGAGTATAAACTCAATTTGCTCCATGCTTTGACTGACGTGCCGTACCTCCCCGTACTTAGTGGTAGAGGAAAGGACAGCTACAGCTCACAATATATGACCTGTAACCGGGTGCGAAAGTGGCTAGAGCCTAGCTACACCATAGTGGCTACCCGTCGCTCTAACCCTAAGCACCCTGACGTTACAATGATTAAAGACGTGGGGATAGAGCAATGGGTGTTTGGGGCATCCGGTTCTAAGAGGCTAAGCGCGATCGAGTGCGCCCGGATTCAGACTTTTTCAGATACTTTTAACTGAGAGGGGGTATCACTTGACGCGGTTTACCGTATGATAGGCAACGCTGTACCTGTTAACCTTGCCCGCGCGTTAGCCGAGCATATCTTGGAAAAGTTGCAAAAGGTTCGGTAATTACTACTCCTACCGTACTAGCCTACCTTCTCAATGGTGGGTTAGTATGTAGGGACAAACAGCAAGAAGCACTATGAACACCGTAATCGAATTGACCGTTGTCCGTCTTAAGCCCGCTATCAAACATTTAGGTCTGTCGGTGGTACTCCAAGACCCTCCTTATCATCCCGAGTGTTTGAAGGAGTGGGAAGTGAGAGATGAGGATGGTTTGATATATGCCTCTATCGGGGTTTTAACAGATGGTCACTATATAACTTTTGCTAATGATTACTCATTGCGAGGTGTCGGTGAGATTAGTCGTTTCTCTACCCGAGACCGAGTTGACAAGGCTATTGAGGAGGCTTACAACCTAGCCTCAAACCCCCCTAGCAAGCTGGTAGAGCTAGAGAATGAGTACCTAGCTCTAGAAATTGAGGAAGAGTTGCTGCAAAACAAGGTCAAGGCGGCTACCCAGCAGATAGAGCTTGACAAAAAGCGCCTAAACATTATAGGGGGGTTGTGGAAAGGGGATTGGGGACTTAAAAAATCTCTACAAGAAGACATTAAAAAAGAAAAAGTGAGGCTTGAAAACGACCTTTTAGCCCGCCCGGTATTCCGTGACCGACCACAAGATGAGGAGGACTACAGGGTGTCAAGGGTTACACCTAAATGTGTCTTTTTAAGGAGAGCTGGGGGTTCAGTACAGGAAGATCGTATTATGAAAGACGGTTCTAACTGGCACTTGTACGGTTTTACGGTCAAAGGTTTTGACTTGGAAGCTACTATCAAACGTTTTGAGGAGGCTAAAAAGAATGGTTGAGTTAACGATTGAGCAACAGTTTCGGCTCCGCAGCCTTGAAGCTGAATTAGCCCGTATGACCTCTGAGCAAAAGTCTGATTACATTTTAGAGCTAGTACGCCAAAGTATGGCTAAAGAATTGCTGTTTAAACAGTTCACTAAAGGGGAGAGCGACTCATGGAAAGTTTAATGCGGTATTACCTCTACTCGGTTCCGGGATGTCCGCACCCTCACACTCTGAACACTTCCGAGCATCCCGATAGCGTCCGATCACGCTTCTGTTTCGGCGAGTACAATCTAACCCGTGTACCATACGAGGTGTATTTGAATCGATTGCGTGAGAATTTTAAGAGGTTCGGTTAGCACTACTAGGCACCCTTAAGCAAGGTGCTATAGTAGGTTTAACATTAACAGAAAAGATACAAACAATGAAAACCACTTCAAACCACCACGGATACCAAGTAAAAATTCATACCACTTCAGAGGACTATCAAACAGACCCAGGCGAGTATCTTTGGAATAAAGGCAAAATATACAAAACTCGTCCAACCGCCTTAAAAGTAATAGGCAATATAGGTTGTGCGCTAGACGCAGGAAAATTAAACATACCGGGATATAGACATTGTGAGATAATAGAGTGGTTCGGTTAATACTACCAACCTTGGGCGGTTAGCACTACTAGGCACCCTTAAGCAAGGTGCTATAGTAGGTACATACAAACGAAAGAGAGCTAAAACAAAGTGAAAAAACTACTACTTACAATCGTCCAAGTCAAAGCACTTCCGACCTCCACCGAATACGACACCGCCGAACTACAACCCTTAGCTGAATCTAGCCTCGCTCTCGGAGGGTTCATCTACCCACCAGTAGTACGCCGAAGCGCCGAAGGATATGAGATCATCAGCGGACACCGTGAAGTCGCTGCTGCCCACCTCGCTCGCATCATTGACCCACGAGGTGGTGAAAATATCCCAGTCATGCTAATCGAAGAAGAAATGGAGGAAACCGCAGCCGTCCAACTAGAGGCACCCACCGCGCCCGCTAAGGCACCCCAAATCATCTCAACCCCTGAGCCGACCGAAGCTACTCCACTGCCCGAAATTAAGCGTTACTGCCAAGAGCGGGGCATTACCCCAGACGGTAACAAACGTTACAAATCTACATGGCTGGCAGCCGTCCGGGGTATGGCTATCACTACTAAGTGAGGGCGGTTAACCTTACCACACACCATTCGCGATGGAGGTACAGTAGATGTACCCACTCTGACCAAATTATATAGGTACGGTTACTACTACCTTTTGTGTACGGTTTTCTCTACTATACAACCAAATTGGGGAGTGTTATTCTATAAATATAGAAACGAACAAAGGAAGTAAAACGATGCACCACTCACTAATTTCAACCGCACTCCTCGCCCTTCAAGCCGAAGGAAGCCTGAACTTCAGAACTAAGCTAAAAACAATACCGACCGGATTTCATAAGACTGTAGAAACCGATGAATACCTTCATCCGATGGGAAAATACCGCCACACTTTCTATATGGATAGCAAATCACCGACGGGTTATTCGGTACTGGTAGAAGCTACTCACGAACTCCCCGCTCTCCCTCTTGTTGACCGCCACATCGAATCCTTCGAGGATTTTGAGGAGGAGTATGACAAATACTACGCGGTAGAAGCTACCAAAGCCACCCGCCGACGCCAGCTAGGTAAATAGCCCACCGGGGCGGGAGGTACGGTTTACTCTACTAAGCACCCTTAAGCAAGGTGCTATAGTAGGTTTAACAACCGAGAGAAAAAAAAAATATGAAACCCTTTAGCCGACTGACCCGCTACGAAATGAGTAAGATGACCTTAAGAGAGATTGCAGATAGTCAAATCTACGAGATTAACCCAGAACACTTTAAGAATTCTTTGGAGTCAACAGCCCCACAGAAGCTTACACCAGGTCACACCTTTGGTACCCCTAGACCGTGGCGACCACTAAAAAAGAGCAAAAGACGTTAAACATCCCGTTTGTACGGTTATCACTATTTACATAGTTCGGTTTACCCTACTACCTAATTATCGCGACGGTGTTATAGTAAACATATACAAGCGATAAAAAAAAAAAAAAATGTTAAAGACCACACTAACACCCGAAAAAGTCAACACTTTATTAAATCAATTAACTCATATACCTTACCGAGTGGCACTGATACCATCTAAAGGTAAGTACAACCTAATGAAGGGTACACGACCGGACTACCAAGGCTCTCTCCATCACTGCTTAAAGTACGCTCAAGGTCAAATAGAAATTTTCAACTACTATGAGGAAGTTAGAGCTATAGAGAAACTACACTTATTTTGCTATCTACCTCACGTAACCTACCGTACTGAGAGGTCTTACCCGCCAGGTTAACTAATTTATATATATAGATTTTACTATAGCACCTTATGCGGGTGCTATTGCCGTTTATGGGTATATTAGGGTATGGAAGACTCACTAGAGGACTTAATTCGCGAACAGTGCCGCCCGTTAGCCATCAACCCCCGCATAGAGGTCGAATGGAACGGTAGCTCTTTCACGCGCTCAAACACGTCTAACCTTGAGGCAAAGATACTAGGCATCTACAACGTGAGTTTTACACTGTTGTGCAAAACCCGTGATCGTAGGTCGGTGTTTAAGCTAGGACTAAAGGTGCGCGACGCTGTTAACGGGTTACGTCCTGAGTCGGTTAGCCCTCTAATACCTGCCTTATGCTGCACTAATATGTCTTATACGGGCATAGATGGTGATGAGTTGCACGGGGTCAGTATTACGGTTAACACTCAATTCCCTTATATAAAGGAGCAAACTAAATGTTAAGTGGAGTGGGCAACTTATGCCTGTTATCTCTTGACTACGGCGATGATAACTTCGCCTTTCCTCAAGCTTTCGTGGATTTCAACATTAACTCGGATGTTAGTTCCAAAGAAGCCCGAGGCTGGGTTAACGGCAAAAAGCAGGTGCTAGCCTCAGCGATCGACAGTGAGAGCTATACCCTTACGTTGGCGATGGAATTCGTCAACTGGCAAATTCTTGCTTGGGCTTTTGACCAACGTCCCCAAAAAGTTACCAATGCGGTATTGCCCTATACCAAGTCGGCTATTGCCAATAATAGTGGCGTAGTGACTGACCCGCAGATTAAAGCAGGTACTAAGTTATTTGCCTATGTAGCGGCTAAGGGGCCTTGGGGGAATGCTCGCCCGTTAAAGAAAACTGAGGTTACTGTATCAGCAGGATCATTTAGTGTTGGTGCTGGTTTTGCTGCGGCTCCTATCACCTATCACTTTACTGACACGGTGGCAGAGATTGACTCGATCGGCGCGGTAACAGGCGCTCAAAAGTTTGGCAAGCTAGGGTTTTCCGGTTTGGGCTACGGGCCAGAGTTCCCTAACGGCATTCTGATTGTAGTACCTGAAATTACTCGTAAGAGTTCGCCGAGCTTTGAGACGGGCGATGTCCCGAAGTTCAGTGTGGAATACGGGATTAACATTCCGCAAGGCTCTGATTCGCCTTTCCGTTTCTATGACATGAGCAGTATACCACCAGCGGCGGCATAATATGGATTATCTGGGACAGTCGGGGGAAAAAGCGTTAGTTAATGACCGGGGGCGGATACTCCGGTTGCCTTTTGCTGGCGACGGTCAGCCCCCGGAACCCGGAACCCGGATTAACCCTAAGCGAGATAGCTGCTGTTGTCCTAAAAGTGTAGATTTGATGTCTAAGCAAGAAGACCATAAAAGATCTGACCCTCGCAGAACTTCGGATAAAAATAAAAACGGTAATTTAGTCTTTATGGGGATAGATAGCCCTGTTGACCGAGATCTTTGGGTTTCTGAGTTTAAGGGGCATAAAATAAAGCTTCTACTATACCCTCTTGACACTATCATTACCCCTCTCCCTACTTATTGGCTCTACTTTGATATCGACAAAAATAAAGTCAATATTGTAGATGTAATGACAAAAGCTACAACCATTTACTTGTATAGCCGTCGCACTTTTGGGAGTTTAGGTAATCACGACAATAATCTTAATGAAAAAAATGAATTAAAAAGTATAATAAGAAAGTTTTATCAGCCTCAGGAATATGACCAAATACTTGATAAATTAACTAGATCTCACCCTAGACCTAGAAGTATAAGAATACATTTTAAAGTATTTGATATATGGGACAATTTGATTGCTGTTGAGCATGATATTAATAAAGAAAAAAAATGGGTAAAGAAATTTAAAGAAATACACCCAAATACTAGGTTATCAAAATATAACCATTATGTAAAAAGTATTAACGGAAAAGGAGATGGAAATGGTGTTTTAGAGCCGCTTAAAGATTGGTACAAAAAGCCTGAAGATAAGAGATATAAATATGTCCGCATATATTAACATCCCCCTCACTAACGGGCGTTGGCTAACTTTGCAGCGCTTACCCGTATTTGCACGGCTTGATTTCTCCTACCACATTAAAGCCGCCTATGAACTTCTAGCAAAGGATAAACAACAAGACATCAGGGAGTTTTATGTCCGTAATAGTGAGTTTAGGCACCATTGCAATATAGCTCTCGAATTACATCACATACCCCCAGACCATATATCAGATGACCAATTTATAGCTTTGCTGTTTGGATCTCCTAAATTTCCCTTTGGAGTCCTTAACCAGTTTAATTTCGATATCACCGAAGCTACCAAAAACGCTAAGGCACCAGGGAAGGAGACTAAGGGGTCATTGCTGGGGAAACTCTTTAAAGCTACTGGAGACGTATCGGTAGCCCTTAAAATGGCTCAAGAGCTACCTGTTGATGTTCTAGAGGACTTGTTCGCTGAGATGAAGCCTCAAGATACCAAGGACAAAGAGAAAGCCAGACGAGCTTTATTACAGTATCAAGCGCATGGAGAAGGCTAAATGTTATTTGAAGACTTACCGGAGTTGACCACAACCCCTGTTGATGAAAGCTTGATAATGGTTGGTAGTGAAGGTGAGATATACCAGACGGGAAACCTCTTTGAGGAGGTAAACGATGCTGAGATGGTGCGCTTGGTACTTAGCAAAGTAACCCCAAACCAACAGCTAAACAATCATATTGCCGACCCCTCTCTCCACAAACCCATAGCCGATACCACGGTGTCGGTAAACAGCACTTGGAGTTCAGAGCGTATCAACACGGCAATAATTGGCTCTAACCCTTGGTTTAACTTAGATGCTATACCAGAGGGAGCTACAAACCGCTATTATACCGAGGAAAGGGCTAGAGAGGTAGTAGCAGCAACTACGCAAGGCATTCCAATACTAGACCACAGGGCGATCGCTACTCAGATAGTATCTGTACTCTTAGGGTTTAACTCTAACACCTTCCGCTATCATAGGGCGAACATTTCAGACTCTACCCCTGTTATCAGCGTATCAGTGGACGGGGGGACTTCAACTGCTAACTTTTTCGATGTCATTCCGGGTGTAAGGAATATTCAGCTAACACCTGCTAACGCATTGGGAGAAACTTGGATATGTGATGAGCTAGTACACTCTGTTGTTATTAGCAGCAACGGTTCTCGGCAAGTTACCCCTAAGCTCACATTAGACTCCTTTGTAGATGGGACAGTAAACAAGCTATGGAACACCGTAAGCTATGCCAATAGCCCATTAGTCCAATCAATTAACAACCATCTAACAGGTGCTACCTTTAGGGACGTTCACGCACGTATAAATGACGCTTCAAACGGTGCTAATGATACTACTTGGTCATCTAATAAAATTATAAATTTTGTTTCTAGCGAGATAGCCCGCAACCGGACGGCGATCGGGGCTAACGCCAAAGCGGTGATAATAGGTCACGAGGTGGCAGCATCTGGTCAAAATGCAACAGGTTACACATGGGATACTGCTACTGTCGGGTCTACTCACACCCATCACATTTCTAGAGTACCTACTAGCTCTGCTTACAACAGTGGCTCCGGGGGCAGCATAAGTTCAAACCTTGTGATACCTCCTGGTACTTGGATGGTGTATTGGGAAGCGGACATGACCTTAAGATCAGGCTTATTTGCATCGGTAACAGGGCAAACATCATACATTGCTTTAGCTACTACCCCCCGCACACCAGTATTGACAGCACCGGGGGTCATAACAGTGACAGGTAGTAGCTCAGTTAACTATCGCTTGGTAAGTCGATTCAATACTACCACCCCCTACAATGCTAGCTTTCAGAGTACTTGGTTACAGCCTCAGTCAGTAGCAGGAGTTGGGGAACTTTACGCTACAGTACACATTGAGAGGGTAAGGTAATGGACAGGATACTAGCTTTCCACCCAGGTTTATCAACATTGTTTAGGCAGAGGGTTACTACCTTACCACTCCAAACTCCTAGCAGTATTTTCGACCCAAGCCGTTTAACAAATCACTTAGCTACTGACCACCCTAACCAACCCCTTGTTAGTAGCGCTTTGATAAGCGAGGCGATTCTTAGCGGGCAAAAAGCCAAAGGATTTAATAGCGATAGAGTGAGAGGTCGTTTCCTGGGGGACTTTACCCCTCAAGCGCCTATTAAAGGGTTAAACTATCCTACTGTAGGGGCGGCGTGGAATTTCTTTGAGAATAAGATAACTAGCTTTTTCCTGGTTGCCTCGTCGGTTCCCTTGCGCTTCCTCAGTCCCACAGGTAAAGCTTTTGTTAGCTTGAATTACGGTAGCTCCTTCCCCAACCAAACTTTAACACCTGTTGAAAGCTTAGAGTTTGGCAAACTTGGGCAGAAGTACAGAGTCGTACAGCCCACGCAATTTAACACGGGAGGGGTGATAACGGCCCCTCAGTTACTCACTCAAGGTTTTGTGCAAATCAGACCTAACGTTTTTGAGGCGGACATTAAAGATGTGCCTAACTTCGGCGTAGCTAATACATTAATCAACTCATCACTCTTTGCAACGGTAAGGGAGTTCACCTTATCCAGTGATATCTTCCCTCCTGGAGAGGTTGGATTTTTTAACGAGGCTGAGTTTACTGCCAACCCTTTGATACCCTCGGTAGTAGACCACATCAATACCTACCCTCACCACGGCATTAGAGATGAGATACTGTCTAACACTACCTGTATGTCTACCTTTTGGTTGCAAGGTCGGTACACTAACAACGTGCAGCAACAGGGGTATGGGGGGGATACATGGTTTAACGGTGATGGTTCCAACAATTCACACCCGATCGAACCCGTATTACCGGGAACAGTCATCTACTGGGTGGCCTACTACAACGGTGAGGAGTCAGGTAAGAGGGTGAGACACCCCAATGGAAGCATACTAGCGGCACCTGTTAATGGCAAAAAACGTATTCGTTGCGCTTTCACTTTACCCGTTGAACTCACCCCCCTTGCCGACCAAGGGGTAGTTCTGCGACGGTGTAATCCTACCCTAGGCTACCGCCCGGGGTTAGCCTAGCTTTTACCTTCAGCGTAATTTTGCAACCACTCCCTTAGTACCTCTGCCCTTGGTTGACCTATGAACTTGTTACCTGTGCGCCTTTGTACTTCCGCAGCGTAAGGGCAGTCTACTACCGTGGTGTTTTGTACCGCCTTGATAGACTTTAAGAGGTTTCCTGACTCAAATAGCGGCTTACCCCCCCGCTTGTCCGGAGGCATAGCGCTGCCATCTATATTGGTGGCTGTGCGGATATTATTACGAGCGTGTTCCGCCATGCTACGTGCTAGGTAGCTTAAGAACTGGGGCTTCTGGTACTTCTTCAGGAGTTGTACCTGTGTTGTCGGTTTGCTTGTCATAACTTAGCTCTAGCGGTTCCTCCCCCGGAAAGTTTAACTCACCAATCCACTTGGCGATCGTGTCAGAAATAGTCTGTGATATCAGTCCACCTAGCAGGTATGCTCTAGTACCACGTAAATCACTCGATACCTCGTCTTGAGTGGCAGTACCCCCTACGTGCTGTCTACCCGCTGTACCTTCACCCATTATTAACAGGGCTATGTCTTGGCTAACTTGGGAGTACAGGTCAGCTTGAGTAGTGCCTGTCTCAGGAGGGTTGATGTATGTAACGTCAAAACCTACTGGAAGAGTTACGGCCCTTGCAGAGCCTAGGGCATTTATAAACCCGTTAAACGCCTTGACCTCCTCATCCGCAGCACCAGCAGGGAAATGACCCACTCTTGTAGGTTCTGCGTAGGTGCTGCTGGACTTTGCCCAGTCCTCAAGCGCCCGCCCTCTAGCTTGCACTAATGGGTATAAACACTCCCCTAGACCATTGCCGTAGGGGTCTGAGTTAGGTATCGCCCAGTAATGAGCAATTATGAACTGCCGAGGAAAGTCCTCAATCTTATGCTCTCTGTCACGCGCCCAAATAACAGGGTAGTGACCGTCTAGCGCGTTATCCCACTTATAAATTAGAAACTCTCCTGGGCGCGGTAAGAACTTGGTAGGTACTAACTGACCTTTCACATCCCCCCACAGTAGCTCATTGACTGAGCGCCCGGTTATCAGAGTGGCGGCGATCGTCATAGCCACCCTAATGTAACCCAAGCGCTTAAGCGTATCAGTAACGGTTTTAAGGTAATTAGGGTTAAAAGATTTATTGGAAGGTACTAATGGGTGTTTCAAAACCTCACATAGCAACCCTGTTAAACACTCCACTACCCGAGGGTCATAAAGTACCCCCTCTATAAGTTGGTATGACAAACCACGGGTTAAAGAGGGCTGGACATAACCAGGGTAATGAGGGTAGGCTACCTCGGTTTTAGGAAAGGTTTTTTTATCAACCATATCACTTAATATAAGACTCTCTCACTAAGAGTACCCCCGCTGGGTATATTAGGGTAGAGCAAACCTTAGCCCCAGTATGAAGACATTAAACCGGGTACATATTTTAAAACCTGACCCTCAAGTAGGTATTACCCCCGCTCATGTCCTAGGCTTGGCCAATGAGTACAAGCGGAATGGGCAATTAGCCCCTGTTGTCATAGGTCATCCCGAGAGCGATGCGGAACCCGCTTGGGGCTGGGTAGAAAAACTGTACTCTGAGGGCGAAGGTGACGATATTAACCTATACAGTGACTTAGACGTTACTGACGAGTTTTACCAGCTATTGCGAGAGCGTCGCTTTAGTGAGCGCTCAGTAGCCTTTTTTGATCGTGAACCTTATCAGCTAAGGCATTTAGCTTTCCTTGGTGCTGTACCCCCGCGAATTAAGGGTTTAGCACCCGTCAACTTATCCGATAAAGAACCTTTTATGTCTCAAAATGCACCTGCACCAGTGGTTACTGAACTACCTTTGGCAACCCCCCCTAGTACATCACCAGCACCAGCTACTAACGTGCCGACCCCTACGGCAGCGCCAGCAGTTACCACACCCCCTCCCGAAGCACCACGCCCAGTTGTGGATAGTGCCGTTGCACCAGCGATCGCTCACTATGCTCTTTCGGATGTGACCCCCGGCATCAAAACCTCAAGTCTAACCACAGAGTCTATTACTGACACGAAAATCAGCGGCACCTTTGAGCTTAGCGATGGCAAGTCGTACTCCTACACCGTTGAGAAGGTAGGAGAGAAATGGAATGCCAGCACTACCTTGCGTAACCCGGAAATGGTCACGCTATCTGATCAAGTAAAATCTTTGCAATCTCAGCTAGCTCACCAACGGGCTACCGCTACGGCAGATGCTTTCTACAAGGAACATCGGTTGTCTGATGGCATTTTGCCCCGTACTGATTGCGTCAAGCTGTTAGCTCTTAGCGAGGGTACAGAGTTAGGGGTCACAATCCTTAAGCTGTTATCTAATTTGCCTCCCTTGGTTTCAGCAGCCCCCGTGACTGCCGCACCAGAAGCACCTGTAGCTGGCTTTGGTAGTTTTGAGCTTTCGGAAACTGCGGAGTATAAGCGAGTGGTCGCTAAATGTCTTGAAATGGGTCTTGACCCTAAAGACCCAAAGGATTTCACCAAAGCTCTTAACGCCCTTTCAATGTAATCCATGAACACCAATCCGGCTCACGTCATTATCCAAGCTACAACCGTCCGCGCCAAAGCGAACTTGAAAGCCGCCACACTCGTAAGGTACGCCAGTATCCCGGGCGGTACTACTCCCGTGCTAGGTGTTGTCCTTTTTGATTGCAAAGAGGGTGATTTAGCTTCGGTGGGTGTCAAAGGTCAATATCAAGTGCAAGTAGCACCCGGTGTTACCTTGGCACCGGGCGATCCTATGGCTCTCAACGCCCAAGGTCAAGGCATTGCTGGCACCCCGGAGACAAAGGTAGCAACTGTTTTTGAGTTCGTACCGACACTAGCAACCATTATTTTATAACCTATGCCCCCTTTGAATTTGGCTCAGATTCGGGTAATTGACCCGATTTTAACAACCGTTGCTCACGGTTTCACTAACCCGTTACCCGGTGTAGCGAACTTTATCGCGCCACGGGTGCCAGTGCTTACCCGTGCTGGTAAAGTGATGGTCTTTGGGAAGGAAAGTTTCGCTATCACTAATACTAAAAGAGCGCCTGCAACCAACATCAAGCGCTTGATGCCTAACTTTGGGACAGAGAACTACAGCGTTGAACAAGACGCGCTAGGTGCTGAAATCCCCTATGAGTTCTTGGAAGAGGCAGCAGCTACGGCAGTCCTTAACGGGATTCCGATGAACTTGCAACAAATGGCACTGAACGCCGCTATGTCGAGCCTAGACCTTAACTGGGAAAATGAGGTTTTATCGCTTGTTACCCGTGCTGAACAGTTTGAACCGATACTGACATCAGTACCTTCGACTAAAATTAACACACCTGACTTTGACTTGCTCAAGTTAATTTTAGCGGCAAAGGAAGCCGTTAGGTCCCAAAGCGCGGTTTATCCGAACTCGATGGTAGTCGGGCCTAAGGTCTTTAGCGCGATGCAACAGATAACCGCCGTCAGAGAAACCATAAAGTACCAACAGCGATGGGCGGCAACAGTGGCCGACTTATCTACCTACTTCGGTTTATCGCGAGGAATACGGGTAGCTGAAGGTGTCAAGCTTGACGAGGCTGGCAACTTGATCGACATCATGGGCAATGACATTTTGCTGTTTTACGCCCCTGAACAACCTGTCGGCTTGATGAATAAAGGGGTACCTAGCTTTGCTTACACCTATGCTTTAGAAGGCTACCCAGTTGTGACCCCGTTTAGGGCTGACCCCGATCGCCGTGTTATTGTTGCAGACGCTATTCGTGAGCAAAGTGTTCAGATTACGGGTATCGGCACCACAGGCAAAGCTGCTGCGGGCTACTTGTTTAAAGACGTTCTGACGGCTTAAACCTATGCTAGCATCGGTAGCACAATTCGTTGATTTTGTAGGGCGTGAAGAGGCAATACAGCACTCCCAACTTAGCAACCCTGAGTCCGAGGTAATTGACCATGAGCGGATTATTAATTACCTTGACCAGGCGGCGGTATTGCTTAGGCAAAAGGTGCCGGATACCTGGGAGTGTTTTACCTTTTGCCAGCTAAGAATAGCTCGCTACCTTTTTGACCCGCATACCACCCGAGAGGCTGTGATTAAGGGTTATGAGGAGGCTTGGCGGGTAGTGGATAACAGACCGAGGCTAATCGCATGGACGTAAACGCACTATATGACAGAGAGATAGCCTACTATGGAGCTGATAGGTCAATAGTGGTTTACATACCTTCAACAGGCGAAGAGTTAACCGCTGATGTCTTAGTGCGTAAAACTGACTTAGGGGTAGTAACTACCATAAGCGCGCCTTACAGCCCTACATCTACCGAAATTGTTGACGAACTCCTAGTCCTTAACAAACCCCTCGGAGTACCAGTTGAATACACAGGTACTTTTATTGCCGCCGATACTGCTACTCTAGCCCCCTCACCTAACCTAACAGTAGGGCAAAAAGTGAAAATCGGTAACAATACTTACCAAGTAGCAACGGTTACAGGGTCTGAGGTGAGGCTTGACAAAGCAGTTTCCGAGCTTTTGGTATTTGTGGCACAAGCGATCGCCCCCGATGTTGTTTACCAGTGGCAAGTCCTCAACGGTGAGCTTTGGTCTAACATCCCTGGTGCTACTGCTCGGACATACGAACCCCTAGTGAGTGACCTTGGTAAACAATTGAGGGTAATTGTCACTTACACCGATGGTCAAGGTGTAGTAGGACAGAGTTCGGTAGTGTCAACAGCTACTTTGACACCAGGGCAGCAATACACTATTAGCCCGGTTTTCCCGGTTATTGCCCGTGTTGAGCTAGACGTACAGAGAACCTACCCTGCTAACTCTATTAATACACTCACTATTGAGATAGAAAATCTATGAAAATGAAGTATTTTAGCCAACACGCCAATCGCGTAGACGGGTGGAGAACTTGTGGCACTACTAGCCTAGCTATGGCACTGTCGGCACTCGGTATCAATGTTACACCAGACACTCTGACTCGGCGAGCTTATGCTTTGGGTCGGGATGTCACAGAAACTGGGGTCATTCGTGTTTTAGCTGCTGAGTACGGAGTTGAAGACCTCTATACAGACCGTGGCACCTTGAAAGGTATCAAGGATGCAATCGATAAAAAGCGCCCAGTCATACTCCGGGGTAATTTTACAGGCTCAGGTCACGTTATAGCTGTTGAAGGTTATGACAAAAATGGTTTAAAGGTCAAAGACCCCAATGGCGAATGGTTCTGGGACGGGTACGACACAAATTTAACAGGAGACAATTTGCATTACAGTTTTGCAATGATAGCAAAAAATTGTTCTCCTGAGTCTATCAACAGCCCTCAGCACATCTGGTTCCACCAACTTTATAAGAAATGAAAGAGATTACTCACTACGGTCGGGCTTCCATTAACTCAGTAATAGACCTCAAGCTGTTTACAGCAGGCGTTACAGGGCTAATGTTTACCAGTGTAAATGCCTCCGGACTAACTTTAAAAGCAGAGCTAGCAAGGGGAGGTACTGTTCTACTCTCTAGTAATCCTGTGGGCGCTGGACTGGGTTACGGGGACAGCTTGCTTGTTTCGGGTAATGGAGATATCTTTGTCACTTTCTACGGCACTCTAGAGGAAACCTACCGTATTAACGGGGGGGCTTTAGAAGTTTTGGTGGCTACCCCTATAACCTTTAACAAGGCGGGCAACATCGGCAGTATCCCTGTAGTTTCAGGAAAGGCAGTGATGGTCAAGCCAGGTATTTACACCGACAGAGTTTACTCTCTGGTTTCAGCCAACGATAAGAGGGTAACATGGCCTTAGTTACAGGACAGCTTCGCTCGGCTACCGGGCAACCATTGACAACCCCCTTTAGTATCTCGTTGACAGACTACGGGGTAAAGGCGGGCTTACTTTACCTACCTGCGAAGGTTGTAGTCACACCCGATATAGGTGGTGGTTTTGCAGTCGAGTTATGGTCTAACCAAGAATCCGATACACCCGTGTTATACCGGGTAGACACACCACAAGGTAGTAGCTTCTTTATCTCCATACCTAGCGGTGTACTAGGCCCCCTTGACATAGGTAAGGTAGTAGTTACCAAATCTGATCTAAAACACGACACTAATATCTTAAATCGGTTAGCCCAACTAGAAGCTCGACCACTAGGGGGGGGTGGTAATGGCTTAGGAGTAATTCAAGTTTTGACCTTTGGGGAAGGTTTAACAAGTGGATCATTTGATGGGTCGGAACCCATAACAATCAATGTATCCACGGCGATCGCACGCGTGAACTCACCCACCTTTACAAACCCCAAGAGTAACCATCCACCCTCGGGGGATTCTAGTGAGTTGCTTGCTACTACGGGTTGGGCAAGCAACGCGGCTAACCTCTCCGCAGGTGTCATACCTTCAGCAAGGTTGCCTAGTAACCTAGCTGCGGTTACTGCCCAACGGTTAGCAACCCCCCGGAGTATTCTTGGTGTTCCTTTTGACGGTACAGCAGACTTGCCACCCTTATCATTAGGGGCGGGGTTACTAGCACCAAGTAGTACATCCATAAATATTGACTTTAACCTTATCCCTACCCTAGGGGATTCTCGATTTACCAACAGTCGTGAGTGGTTAGCCCCTACAGTTACACTGTTAGAGGCTCAAGGGGGTAGCGATACTAATCGAAAGGCCTGGACAGTTCAAAGGGTCTGGCAAGCTATTGCTGCGTGGTGGGAGACTGTTCAAGGTTCACTGGCTAGATTATCCAACCCAGCCTTTACTGGTACCCCTACAGCCCCAACACCGCCCTCTAATGATGCCAGTACCCGCTTAGCTACCACGGCTTGGTCTAGCAATGCAGCTAACCTTACTCAGGGGGTCATACCTTTAGGACGCATCCCGGTTTTAAATCAGGACACTACGGGAATTGCGGCAACAGCCAACAAACTTAGTACACCCAGAACTATCTTGGGTTACCATTTTGACGGTACAGCAGACTTACCCCTTACCCTCGGTAACGGTCTAGCAGTAACCTCAAATGTGCTAGGTCTTGATCCTGCTGACATTAGGCTAACAAACGCCAGAGAATGGACAGCTAGCACTATCACTCAAACGGACGCGGAGGCTGGCACTAATACGACCAGAACCGCTTGGACTGCACAACGGGTTAGACAAGCGCTGGTGGCTTGGTGGGCGGGGTTTGAAAATACGATCGCCCGTCTTAATTCCCCCGCTTTTACTGGTACCCCTACAGCACCCTCCCCAAGTGCCGGAGATGTTAGCACTAGCTTGGCTACCACTGAGTGGTCTAGTAATGCTAGTAACCTAACGCAAGGTGTAATCCCGGCTGCAAGGGTTCCAACCCTAAACCAAAGCACAACTGGGAACTCTGCTACCACCACCCGATTAGCAACTGGTAGGACTATAGCTTTATCAGGGGGAGCTACAGCGGCGACCGTCACGTTCGATGGGACGGCTAACATCGCTTTAGCTGTCACAGCGTTAGATGCAACCACTTTAACGGGGATTATTGCGGATGCAAGGTTAAGTGCTAACATTCCGAGACTCAATACCACTCCTGTTTACACCCTAGGCTTACAAGTCCAAGGGGCGATCGCCAATCTGGCGACTTTGGTTGCTAATACTCAAGCAGCTAATTTTACATCGGGGGCTACGGGTAATGCTTATCAAGCACTAATAAATGCTAATGGCCCTGTAGGAGGAAAAATAATAGATTGGGAGTTAAATTTTAACGGCACCTTGAGTTTAAGAAGGGTTAACGACACTTATTCTGGTACAGTTAATACCCCCCTAACTGTTAGCCCTACAGGTAATATTAGTTTTTCGGGTTTTACTAGCTTAGGGCATACGGGCATTAAAACTCTTATTCTAGATTTTACAGCCCCTTCAGTAACCGCTAATACTTTGCTGTTGTCGGGACAAATGCCAACTATGGCGAAAGTTAGAAGCTTGTCCTCTATGCTGAGATCTTCGGATGGTGACTATTTCCCGCCAAGTTTTTACTCGGCAAGTATTGGCTATACCAAGTGGTATAGTATTTATACGTGGAGTGGTGGTCTCTATATCAACATTCATCCGGATGCTTTAACAAAACTAAGCGGGCAAGCTGGCACAGTAATTGTTACTTACGTAGCTTAACATGGTATCAGAACTTATACGACTTCTTGATAAGAATCTATCTAACGCTATCGCCTTATTAGCTTTAAGCTCTAGTATGAGTGCCGAGGAACAACTGACTGTAAACTTATTTATAGAGGAGGTATTAGATACAACCAGTTTAACGGACTTAAAAGAAAAAGAGGTCTTAAATTACATGAAATTGTATTTAAAGACAAGGAAAGAAACTATGGTTAGTTTGGAGGATTTAGTAAATGACACCCAACGACAAAGGCTCGAAGGACTCGGACAGTAATATATTCTCGGAGTTCTTACAAGGGATATTACAAATTCAAACATGGAAGCAGCTTGTATTTGTCATAATAATAAGTATTATAGGTGCTTTAGGGTGGGACTGGGTTTATAATGGTTCAAAAAATCAGCGTGAGCTAGTCACTACCTTTGTTAATGCAGGTTCCCGCCCTGTATTATTTCCAGAAGACTTTAAATTTCTTAACGACTTACTCTCTCGCTACCCTAACGCAAAGCTCTCTGTAGTACAAGTTGAATACGTTGCGGGGGTACCTGGCAAACCTCTTAGAGATATTACACAGTCAGAGAAGGTGGTACTATTGAGGGGTGGCGTACCTATAGCAGTAATACTGATTTCTAAAGACTCTCCCCCTGTTGTAAAAAAAGAAATAGCTGATTATTTCCTAGGAAATACCAACGACACACCCTCTGTACCACTGATTGAGCAATCTAATGATAAACCTCAACCCGCCCAGCCCAGCCCAGGCAATTAAGAATTGGCTAAGCCTAGAAATTACTAGAGACGGGGGGTTTACCCAAGCAGCAGGGACAACCACTAACCGCTCAACACTTAAGCCCGGTGATTTGGTAGAACTGGGCTTGCCCTTTTGTAAACGTCTGATAGTTCAGTCGGTTAACCGTTCGCGGGTAACAATGGGCTGCTGGCTGTCGGTATACCTTAGTGCTAGCCCGGTTGAACCGGAAAGAAAGCTATCTAGGCAACTAGGGGAGGCTCTTAAAGGTATCCTAGTAGCTCGTGGAATACCTCTGAACGCAATCGCAATAGATGCAACCGAAAGCACGGGGGCTATCCCTTTGGTAGGCAGCGACCCTATTGAGATAGCCAATTCCCTCGGTTATATCTTATACTGTGATGCTGAGCTAAAGGTTAGATTAGCTCCCCGGGTTTCCGAAGGTCTGTTAGTAGGTAAATTTACTCTAGCGGAATTGGCATCTTATCAGCCCGGGGAAGACGGCCCCTTGTCAGCTAATCGCGTTGTGGCTAAAGGTGATTTAGTAAAGATTGAAACTGTCAAGGGTCGCGAAGGTAGCAGAGTAAGGGAGCGGGTAGCCACAGGCTGGCGCACTATAATCACGTCTAGTGAGGTTAAGGGTAGGCAATTCATCGAGAGAGAACTCATTTTAGAACCACCTAGCGAGATATCTAGGTTTAGTGCCTCTTTTGAAAAGACTACAGACCCCAACGCACTTATAGCTAGCTTCACCCAACCAAACGAGGAGTCGGCTATTAAGTCCCAAGAGACTGTCACTACTACTACGAGGGATAGGAAAGGGTATATAGTAAAACGTGAGAAGGTGATAACCGGGTGCGCCGCCAAAGGTATCAGCTCGTTTTTTAGCGCCTGGGCAGGGGCTTCAATGCCCAAGCCCGATCAGAGCGCTGTAGAACCAGAAGCACCCCCCAATCCCTTACAAGGCCCTAGAGAATACACTATTTTTGGAGCAAGCGGCGACCAAGTTAACAGCAGTGCCAGCAATGTCCCCTCGGCCTTTTCCGATAATCCTACCTCGCAGACCATGACGCTGCTAAGACCGAGCGGGATGTTTGCAGTCATACCCTTGTTAATCGAAGTTGAAACATGGGATTTCGGTAAAGACCTTGTTACATACCAACGGGTTCAGCAAATACCTCTGGGCGCTATACTACCAGAGATTGGCAACCCGTTGGCAGGGTATCAAGAACCAACTGAGCAATCCCCCCCCATCTACCGTGACCCTACTACCCTCTGCCCTTCAGAAAAGGAGGTAATAAAGTGGGTTAAGGATGATTTAGGTCGCTGGGAATCCCGCCGAACATTAAGCCAAGCTATCGGAGTGAGGAACGCCCAGGAACCCCGAGACGCTATGGGGGCAGTACAGTATGGAGAGGATGCCCCGGAGCGCTATCGGGTGGACAGGTCAAATGTTGCGATCGCAGTGGCTACACAGATGAAAGTCTCTACCAGCAGCCAGCAGTATAGCTCGCCCCCGAGTCCTTCGCCTATTGAAGAGATGCAAGAGGTGGAGACTTTCACGCCTTACTCAGTGACCATAGAGTTAAACGGTAATGACCTGTTAAACCGTACAGTAGAGATAAACCCTAGCCCCTTTTGTGCCAACTTAGAGGGGATTAGGAAGGTAGCAGAGTATGCCGCCTTAGAGTTAAGAGGTCAAGCAAATACCACGCGAGTAGGCATACCATTAACGGCGCTACCTTTTGACATCCCGCCTAACTCGGTTATTGAGCTAGCAAGTAAAAAGTATCTAACCGTTAGCATGACCAGTCGCACAGACTCAGCGCAAGGGGTGCTAGAGATAGACTTATGGGAATTATAACGCCGTAGGAGGGGGTTGAACCCTCATCTCCCGCCATAGCGGGCAGTTTGCTTAACATACTACGATACCAAGAGAACAGCCAGGAATCGAACCTAGGTATAACCCGCTTGATGGCGATCGCCTAACCACTAGACTACAGTTCTCTTATATGGGTCAGGCTGGAATTGAACCAGCAACGCTTTAAGCTACTGTTTTACAGACATCTACCCACACCAATAGGTGAGCCAACCCTAAAAAAACGCTGGGAGTTTGGGATTTGAACCCAACTATTATCTAGTTCGCTAGTCTTACAAGATCTATCCGGATAGATCTTGTAATCGTTCTAGGTGCTTAGCCAAACTCAGCACACCTCCCATTAAATTAATTATATCACACTAACCAGTTTTGCAACTTGTTTGGGTCATCCTCCTTGAAGAAGCCCTTAACTTGGCTCTCAAGCTCGTCTAACTGGTTACTGTACAAAGCCTTGATTATCAATCGGCTGCTTGTAAAAGCACCACCAAGGTACACTTGCTCTTGTGATACCAGTATAGGTGTAGCCCGTTCAAAACCGCAAGGAACAGCTACATACACAGGGGGCTTAGCCATACTAAAACCACCCCCCGGATTAGGTACTAAGGCTTCAGAAATTACAACACCTTCTATCATAACGATATTATTTCCACACCTTGTGTTTTCAAGATATCTTTGGCTATTGGGGCAATGTTGCCAAACAGTGCAACAGCAGGCTCTCGTCCCGTAACTACCGAATAGGCTAGCGCTTGCCCTAGCGCGTGTTTCCAACTAGAAGCCTCCTTAACCTCTATGACCCAATTTTGGGTCATAACATCCACGATACCAGCCGATGTGAAGACCTCTACCTGTGAATCTAGATAAAGCCCTGCTACCAGGTTACGGTAACAGAATTCAGGGGGGCTGTCAAGGTAGGTGAGCATCAACAGATTGCGAATCTGATGGTCAGTCATCCGAGACAAGCACCCCGCGTCCTCTAGAGTAACCTCATCCCACCCTTTACCCGATGGTACCTGAACGGGTACCACTGTCAAGGCGGTTGGAAACCGAGAGAGGTTACGCACCACTTGGGCTTTTGGGTGCCATTTAACCGCCTCGGCTACTTTAGGTGGTACGACTATCTTACGCTTCACGGCTGGTATACAAGTGGTTATTATCTACCTCGAAAGGTGGCGTGTGAGTTGTGTACCATGTTAGTTTGTCAAACTGAGGACTTTCGCGGTCTATCATTAGCTCCCGTGACCACCGCTTCAGATTGTCGATCGTCCAATCGCCCTCCCCGTACCAACCCCCCATAATCCACTCAAGGGTCATGTCAATGCAAGCCCCCTCATAACCTGGACTCCATGCCCCGACTGCTTTCGCTACCGCTACGTTGGTAACGACGTGTCTGTTTTCATCCTCAGCGATCTGCATAGCTAGCCGGGTGAGGGAGGGGCCACCAAACACCCGTAACAGACCAAGACTAACTAGAAACACGCCAGCCTCAAGCAATCCTGCTATAAATATAGGATGCTGATTAAGGGTCTTAGCCCCCCAGACCCTTGCTAGACTGCTCACATCCCCTTCAGAGCCGTACTGAGCCTCAGCGAACTGAAACCCCTTGAAGTGTCTACTTTCGTCCGATGCGTTTGACTTTAATAATGGCAGCAGGTACTTACCAGCATTAGGTAGCTTTTTAGTAAGCCCTTGGAGGACGTACCCACCAACCTCCACCTCTAAACCTAACCCTAAGGATATGATGCGCTTGACCACCGCTTGCCATTCAGGGCTGGTAGGACGGCGGCGATCGCTGTATACACACATTGGCTCTTTGGCTAAATCAGTAGGGTTCCAAAAGGTAGGCACCAGATGACCATTAGTATCTAGGCGGCAACGATCGGCATAAATGGACGCAATTGAGGATGGCATTGGATTTCAATCTGGGGGTAAGGGTTAGCGAGGTACTCAACCAGTAGACTAACTTTGACGTTGCTACTGTGTGTAATCTTAAATTTTATAGGGTCTGAAACGGCGACTTTGGTTCGGTGGCGGGTAGTAATCTTAGTAGCAGGTTGGGAAGCTACTAAGTCACCACCCGAAGATGTGGCAGACTTAGCAAAGGGCATAATATCAGTCGGTACAAGCCGAACAGAGTTCTATGTTGTCATACTTCTTACGGGCGAAAGTACGGGTGGCATAATCTCCCGCCATGTTGTAGTAAAGTGTCTCCAAATCGCTACCGTACCACTTATCAAACTCCACTTGGTCAAAGTTGATCCAAGTGTCGTAGCTAATGGTATGAGGTTTTCCGCACTCATTAATCATTTGTTGCCACCCCTCACACAATCTAAATTGCTGTTCAGGGGTAATCTGCTCAATCTCGCCGTGGTTATAGGTTGCAACAGGTTCGGCTGTACTATGGCTGTAACGGTTGACGTGCTGGCTAAAAGGGGGCCAAATGCCACGGCAAGTAGTGAACCCTTCTAGGTCGGTAGTGCGATACGAGTGTGCTTGTGCAGGCTCGATCGTGTGTAACCGCTCCATATTTGGCACACCTAAGAAGGAGCAATACTTGTCTGCGGCTCTAACCGAACTTTTATAAGCTTCTCGTAAAGCGGATATTAGGTTGAAAACTTTAGTGTCTGTTGGGACAGTATATCCGAATGAAACAGCCCTTAACGTAGCTATAAAAAGATCATAACTGATGCCCATGCGCCGTAACAGGTTAGCAAGCCCCATCACATCGATCGCCACCTGGTTATCGTTTTCTAGGTTAGCCCACTGCTTAGCGCGTTCTGGTTGTTGTTGCCGCCATGTAACGTGAGCATCAATTGCTTGCCTAGTAGCCGTGCGAAAAAAGAACGGGATATCAAAAGCGAGGTTATCTAGTGGCAATCTGCCCAGGTTTATCCTGTTAATCAAGCAAGTGCCTCTGTCCTCAAGCAAAATCCCTTGGCACACGTTGGCGTAGAGACCTGGTTCGCGTTGCTTTTGCAAAAACAAGCTCTCGTAGTTAACGAGTTCACATAATTGCTCAACATTATTAGGGTACTCGGTCAGTATTACTCCTTTCTTATGTGAACCTCTCAGAGATACCAGAGGAACCTTGAGATACTCTTGGTAGTAGGGTGACTGATCATGGCAGGCTGAGGTAATAATGCCTTTTTTGTAGCCGCCTCTCAAAATTACCGCATTTAACACCCCGAACATCTTAAGCAAAGTGTGCATGGATGGGGAGCGACGGTAATGCGCGATCGCGTGATAGACTGCTGCGAACGTCAAAGGGCCGCTAGCCAGTAGACCGTCTGAGTTTACTGAATCACGGGGTCTTAGCTCTGACAGGTCAACTAACACCTCGTTTTGGTTTAAGCTAGTAAGTTCTCGCCATGTGTGAGTTATGGACTCAATCGAGTCAAATGGGTAGAGGTCTGCAAAAGTTTTAGGGTAGATGACGTTAGCTAAAGAGGCTTCTTCAAAAGGCACTATCTCCCAGTCTTTATGGCCTTTCTTAAGCTGCACCTCAACCTTAAAGTTAGGTTGAGGTTCTGGGAGTCTAAAACTTGGGTCGATAATTAACTTAACCCCCGCGCCAGCTTTAAGACTTAATACTGTAAACTCAATTACATCCCCAATATCGGTATTTGCTTTCAATACTGCTAAAGTACAGCTAAAGGGCAAGCGCTTGCCGTCGGGGGCATCAATCCATGTTTGCAACCTTTCTGGGGCTGAAACTACTGAGTCGTTAGTCATTAGGAGACCTCAAGCTTCAAAGAATATGTCTAGTTCAGGTTTAATGTCTACAGGCATCGAGCGCAAAGTCCGAATACTGTAACTATGTGCCATTTTATCATACAATCCTTGAATTCTGCCAAGCGAGAATTCATTGCTAATTAGATTAGTCCACCTCGGTAAAATAGCCCCCGGATCGGAGTAACATTGATTACCATCACGCAAGCTAAGCGCCTTAAACGCTTTACGGGTTAACTCATTCGGGTCGGTAGCAACCCCGCCGGATGTAAGCACGTTGTGAGAGGTGAGCAAACTTTGAGGGTTAACCCAGTAGCACCCAGATGCAGGACTCCAAGCAGGTATTTTGCGTGTATCTCCTAGCTCTTGGGCTAGTTCAGGTGTTTGTTTAATGGTTAAAAAACCTTTAAGACCGCTTAGCATGGTGTCTTTGCTTAGGCGCTTTGATGGCACCTTGCCTCCGTTTTCCAGCATATACCCCAGCGCCAAGCCAGCCAAAGTGCCGTCTAAGGGGTCAGATGATGTGCTGTTTGACATATCTGCCAACTCTTTGACTCTAACCTCAAGTTTAGAAGAGTTCTCATTAATGTACAGCGCAAATTCATCAGCAGCTAAGCGGCAAGCCCATAACATAATGGTGTCTCTATCAACCCCTAACTGGTTAGCTAATGCAGGAATACGGGTAAAGGGTAACATTTCAGCAGGGAGAGAGCCTTCTGGTTCGGTGCTACACAGTGTGACACGCGATCGCATCCCGTCATCAAGCCCCCAGAACGCCCGAGCCTCCACCCTATTAGCTAGAATCATCATTGCCGCCGTACATCGTGTGGCGATCGCGTCTACCCCTTTTTGTTCGGTGGACACCGTGCCATTAGTGGCGAGAATCTTGGCATTAGGGCTGTTTAGCTCTTTACCCAAGTGTTCGGTAGTAATGTCATCAGATAGTATCAGATCGCTGGTAAAGGCTTTGTGGTGGTTGAATCTGCCTGATAACGAGGGGCAAGCCTTATCAACAGCAAAACCTACGCGGCTCAAAGCATCCGACAAGAAGTTAAATATAGTAGTCTTACCTTGTCCCGCAAAAGCCCCGTCTACAACAAGAATATTTCTGTAAGTGTGCCGAAGCTTCACCTTGGTCTGGGGGTCTGTAGTGCCTTGATGACCCAGTATTACGCGCCCGATAAACAGTTGTACTTGTTCAAGAGATGCGCCCTTAAATATTGTAAAAATATCCCCGAACTCTAACCCCCTGACGGCGGCGGGGAACTGACTACGCGCCGGGATAAGCTTGCGGGGTATATATCCCCGTGGTGTTTGACCACCGACCCCGCGCCAGTTGCAATCAGAAAACTCTTCCTCCGCAGGTTGCCACTCCTTGACAAAGTGACCCAAAGCCTTGATGTCTTTATCGCTTGTCAGGGGGTGCCAAAGGGATTTAGCTACCTTACGCTGGAATTCGGTTAAGGTCTGTGCAGATTCAGAGTCATCGGCTAACACCCCTATAAGGTTGTGGCGATCGGTTGTTGTAGCGTTAGATTTATCCCGGAGCAATAATTGTCCGCTGACTGGTTCAATTTCTTTCGGTAAGTTTGGGTAAGAAATAAAATCTAATGTAGCGTCAAGGTTTAGGCGGAACCCTTCGGCTGCTAGTTTGGCAGCGATAGCTTCCCAATCTTGAATAACGTCGTTTTGATGTCCAATATGAAGCTTACGAGGGGCTTTAGCTGCGTTACTCGCCGTACCTGATAACGGGTGTGTTTGATCTTGATATTTTGGGTCAATGCTCGCAGTGTTAACCGGATTTCCGTCGGCATCGGTTAAGCCATCAAACTCATGGGGTAGGGGGCGGCGCTTATTTGTCATTGATTTACTACTTAAAGAGCTAAAAGGAGGGCAATCTCTACCCTCCCACTATAACCGAAATCGAGTTAGCTGTCTTCGTCTTCCTCAGACTCGTCCGCTCCCGGCGCGCTTTCACCGTTAACTGCCGCTTTCAATGTGGGTGATGGTTTGAACACAACCGTATAGTGCGCGGGGGTAGTAACAGTGATAGGGTTTCCATCAGCATCTTTTTGCGGGGTAGTGGTGGTGCGTTCGGCTCGCAAAACCTTTTTAAAGGTGCCACAATCACCAAAACGTACACTTTCTCCACCTTGCTCGAAAAACCAGCAGATAATATCACAGACTTTTTCGAGCAACACCTTTGAGAAGACCTGGGTAAGGTCTAAGTCTGTCGCAATAGCCTTGATAAATTCGGGTTTGGTTAGTTTCATGTTAGTTGAATGCTACTCTTACAACAGTTTTCCCGGCTTTTGTCACATCCTTAGACGTGACTCGCATCGGCATATTGAGCGCTTTAGTTTCCCCCTCATTATGGGGCAATAACCCCATAATACCGAGTACGTCCAAAGTGCCGGAATTCGCCCAATATTCTTTTTTGCTGATGCTCAAAACGTGCTTAAGCCCGTACTTGGTCTTAACTAGCTTGACAGTTTCCAGCGTGTACGCCCCTACCTCTAGCTCTCCCATGCTGACGGTTGAACCCGTACCACCCTTTAACGGGTCTTCCTTTTTAAAAGGAAAAGAAATTTTTTTATCTCCCACCGTTACCATTACGATAGCGACAGGAGGGTTAACCGCGTCATTGACACCGAACTTGGTTTTAAAATCATCCAGAGGTATCTCAATGCTCCTGTCCCACTTAAGGATATAGGAGTCCGAGTCTTCCTCAACAGGGTAGACATAGGCAGTTAGTGCTTTTTGGTAAGCGCCTTCTTCAGCCAACACGGTTAAAGGGGCGATTGTTTGACCAAATAAGCTGCAAATTTCTTGACCTTCAGGTGTCAGATACTCTGCTGGTACTTGATTGTACTTTTCAGGGTAAATGGTGGTGACTGCAAGGGGTAGAAGTAGCTTTGAATCAATGACGATAGTTGCTGGCATTATTTTTTTGTCAGGATAAGGGATTTTAGGGTGTTTAGGACGGTTCGCCTTGTACCACTAAGAGGGAAAACTATGTTCAGACCCCAGTTAGTGGTATCAATAAGAGGCATTACAGTCACAAGAGCTTCAGGAAGTCCAGACTCTAGGCTGGTTTCCCTACCGCCTTGAATACATACTAGCACCTGCGCTAAATGGGTGTCAAGCATTTTGTTCGCAATTGCCGTCGGATTAGGATCTACACCCAAAATTTCCGCTTGCTTCTTTACGGCGGAAGTTTTTTGATAGGGTAGTACCCTGTTAAGGTACTGAAGGGTGGGGTCATCCATGAGAATTTCTAAGGTGTTACCCTATTATACCCTATCCCCGGTCTTGCACGTACTTATGATCTGAGAAAGCTTTTTGGATTTCTAGTCCAAGGTAAGCAGCATGAGCGGGGTCAATAGAGGGATTGGCGGCAACCACCTCTCTTATAAGCAGTAAAGGAGAAGTAGCAGTAAATAGACTTACTACTTCTCCTTCGGGAGTGGTTTGCTCTACTTGCACTTTGTCAAACTGACGCTCTATGACAAAGTTGCCCACCGGGTCGGAGTAGATTACTCGGCAGGGTTTGTAATGGGTGCGTAGTACCCTATCGGCTGAGTCAAAAGTCTCATCATAGAAATGAGCGCTTTGACTAACGGTTATTAGCGGGCCTAAAGGGAGGGTTAGGTCTAAACCGTCACGCACAATCCGTTGAAGGTGTCGCAGTCCCATAGCGTTAGCGGGCCACGCTGAGTACATATCATTACTGCGGAAGGTTGCCGTTAGTGACAACCTTTCCGAACCCCCCAGGGTAACTACCCTGAACCAGAGATGATTAAGGCAAGGGCTACCCCCTACAAGGTTGTCGCGTGAAGCATCCCAAAGGCTTATCACGGCGCTGGCGCTGTCTCTCTCTGCTTTGAGCTTGTTTACCACGTCTTGCACTTGGTCACGTCCGAAGTGCGATCGCACCCTTTGTCCATAGGTGTATTTAACACCCTCTTTAACCGGAGCATCATCTACCATCGAGCTAAGGTAGCTTTTGATAAAAGGACGGTCAACGGGTAAATAGTTAGGCTCAGGAAAGTAAAAATCATCAGGCTCATTATTGACTACAGCTACGAGGTCTATCAGTTCTTGCCATTGACCATCGTAACCTGTAGGTCTTAGAGTTCCGTTAGTGCGAATTCTGTGGAGAATTTTAAGCCAGCACTCGGCTATCGTGTCTGCCTCAACCTTGTGACCAAATACTGAAGAGGGTTTAGTGTTAGAAACAGGCAAGGTGAAAGGGTAAGTTTTTGGTACTAGAGGGGGGTAGTGATACCCATGACTAGAGATACCATTCAAAGTACCTCGTAAGTGTCTCATAATTTCATCAAATTTCATGTAGGTACCCCCACACTTTAGTTGTAATATGCGCTCTCGTAAAGCCTCTAAGTCCTCTAAGGGTATAACTCTGTCAAGATATCCTGGTACTTTGCTATTTATGACCCAGCATTCGCGCCCTTCATCCGACACTCCCTCTGTAACCCCATGAGTAAAAAAGTGGTTGAGACTGTCTACAGCCCCCGCGTTGTCATCTTCCTTAGTAACCCCTAGAGTTACTAACCACCTTATGTGAGGGTTAGCGAGTAAGTTGCGGACTAAGTAGTTAATTCCCCTAGCTGGGTTATACAGTTGCCCAATTGCTGCATAATGTTTAGCATCTATATGGCGGGCGACTGTTTCCTTGGGTGTCCAGCCGCAGACAATCACGGTTTGACTGTCTGGGTTTCCGTAAATTAGTTGGTTTGGTTTGAACTGGGGGGTGTATGGCACGGTGCAGTAGTAAATAATGGTTAACCACATTATAAGGCAAAACCCCGTAATTAGCGAGGTTTTATAGTTCAGTCAAGTGCTATAAGTTAAGCGTATCGCCCGCCGTAAATAAAGCGCGGTTTAGGTGGTGGTGGCTTTAAAACGCTTTCTTCCGTCAAATGCCACAAAGGGAGGTCAAAATGTGGTCCTAAACACTGATAAACACGCTTTAAAGCACCCAGAGGATTCATATAGCCAGGAATTACTGATGTCCATTCGTAATCTAGCCGATACCTCTCTGCTATTGCTTCGCGCTGTTTAACGGTAATGTCGGTATCTTTCCCAATGGCTGCACACCTGTTAAACGACTCAAGCGGGTCTACATCTAGCAGAAAGCTAAAGTCTGGCTTAGGCAACATACACGTTAACTCAAGGGCAATCGTCAAAGTCTGGCAGTACCGTCCGCCGTAAGCCCCGTGGCTCTGATAGTACCTATCAACCACCCAGTTTTGCTTTGGGTCGGGTGGGTTGTTGAGCATATCTATGATCAGGTAAAAATCAAGATTTTTGCCCGGGTGTAGCTTCTGCGCGGCTTCCAAGTCAACAGGGTAGTGTCTGTAGTTATACCCTAAAACTTCGGCTAGTTTAGTTGCTAAAGTTGTTTTGCCCGCGCCATCTAATCCTTCAATCACAATTATTGTCATTTTCGTCACCTGTGTGATATAGGTTGTCAAGATAATAAGCTTCGTTGGAGTCTTCATCAGTTACAGGGTGTAGTATCTCTGTAACACAAATACTAGGGTCTGCGGGGGACTGAGGCAGATCTTGAAAGATATCAATGTCTGCCGAGCTTGCGGTAGTTTCACCCACCCTTTCAACAAGAGCGTCACGGTTGGGGTCAACGTCTATAACCCTATCATGTTCAATAGCTACGTGTTGCCCTAAACCCGCTACATAAATGATTGTCATGGTATTAACAGGTAAAACCTTATTATAACATGACAAGGGGGCGGCTAAGCCCCTTTCACTCTTTAATCCTCTAAAAGGTCATCTAGTGAGTCGTCGTACTCGTCACCTTTCTTTTGGTTAGGGGGTACCGGGTCAGGCTCTACAAACCCTTGCTCTTGCATAAACTCAGTAGTGGACTGACCCTCTGTTTGGGTAGCTAAGATTTTAGACCCGCCTCCGGGTTGTACTTGGCTGACTTGGAGTTTGCCCGTGCGTTTGTTAGCCGATAGCTTGGTCATAGTGGTTGTCTCCGTTAATTTGGTTCTAGTGTAACACCTTTGCTATGATCGGTAAGTACGGCTAACCGTACTGAATCATTGACTCTTTAGCAACCGTTTCTACAGGGCAACCATTGCTAATCATTTTAATCACTCTTGCCTCGTGATTATCAATTAGCCTTTGAAAGGATTCTATCGCGTCTTCTTTCTCGCGGTACGTCTCACGCCACCGAATGAAGCTATCAGAGGGCAAGTGGTATATCTTGTTTACGAACTTATTCCCCTCTCGCTCTAAAACTAAGTAGTTATCAGTAGTCAGCATCTTTTCAAGCCGAAATAGATTGCCAGTTGTCATTAATGCGTTGATTGTCTGCATAGTGCCTCGTTATGGTGGTTGGTCTTACTATAACACCTTTGCAAAGGAGCTTAGTTATGTACCTGACAGTTTACTAACGGTTATTCCTTTTTGAATTGTACCTCTGAGTTTGTGCGTACCAGGCTTTAGATACCTCGGTAGGTGTCCAACAATCATCAGGTTTTGCACCCGTCATTTCTATTGCCTCATCTGCGGTCATTTCTTCACCACAGACAGTTTGAATTTTTTCCCAGCCACTTACACGAATTTCCCAGTATCTTACAGCCATCTTTACCTCATTATTTAAGATTTTACAATGTCTATTTTTTTCTTTTTGCCTGTTTCCGGGTTAGTATAAATTTCCCATCCTAGGGGGTACTGGCGACTCACATCTGTTGATTTTAGGGGGAAATGACAAGCACTTGTTAGTTTTCTAGCTTCCTGGCTATAGTATAGCCTAAACAATTTTGACCTTTCAGCAGGTGTGTAATCTGACAGAATGCCAAAGTGATCACGTATTTTCAGTTTACGGATTTCGTGATGTATAGTGCCGAAACAAACATAACCGGACTTTCTTGTGATAACCTCTATGTCTTCAATTAACTCCTCAATAGTAGCGTTTTCCCAGTCTATTATTCGCCAGCTAAGGTTTATAGCGGTTAAAGGTATTGAAGAACTAGAGACATAATAAACTGGTTTTCCCTCGAAAATCCGCTTTGTTACTTCTAGATGAGCGTAATAAGAATCATTAACCAGTAATCGGTAGGTATTTACAATCATGACTTCCCTCAGTTGTTAAACCTACTATAGCACCTTGCCAAAGGGTGCCTAGTAGTGCTAACCGTACATCTTAGGTGTGGTTAACCGCCCAAGTGCTAACCCCTTTAAGGTCAGCAGGTAATAATTTGTACCCTTGTGGAGGTTCCACCGTGTTAGAGGGGGTGAGGCAAGAGGCTGTGACCTCTTTACGGCATACGGTGTCGATGTTAACATCCTCAAACCACATACCAATCGTCGGCATCTGATACAGCCCTAGCGCCTCGTGTAGCGCTGCCCAAGTAAAGGCGTGGGCTTGTTGAATTAACTCGGTAGCCATCTCTACCTCGTGGTCAGGGGCAACTATCATAACCTCATCATGGCGCGTCCAAGCAATAAAAGCGCTTAGTCTAAAGTGCTTACACAGGTAGGCAAAACCCGTGCAGAGCAGATCTAAACCGTCCCGAGCCGTGGCTTGAATGATAAAATTGTTTCTGGTTGTGGCATAATCACGCCCTACATAGAGGGGCATCAAAGGGTCTGGCATCTCACGCCGTAGCAAAGGGGTGCGAGGGCGATCACTGTTGGCAATAGCTGCGATCGCGTTAACAGCGTCACTGTCAGTGCCACCGACATATATCCGCTCATCATTCACGTATTGTCCCGTACCTCGCTTAAAGGTTATAGCCTCTCGTGCAATTGCTTCTGCTTCACTAGGGGTTAAGTGAGGGCAATTAAGCCTAATCGTGTTACTAACCGAAGGTACACCCGCACCATATTGCATGGCGTAGACGATGTTTTTACTCGTATCACGGTTGATAGGTGAGCCAGCCTTGGCGGTCAGATTAGCACTGAGCATAGAATGCCCATCAGTGCCTTTTGATTTGTCACCTGCAATGCCCGCTCTGCTCATAGGTGTCCCGCCTACTTTACCTACTCTCCCGTCGCCCAGAGTCCACGCAATACGCAATTCTTGGCTTGAGAAGTCGGCTATCACTAGCTTATGCCCAGGTGGTGCCTGTATTCGGCTTTTAAGCTCAGAACCGATACGCCCCGGTTTACTACCCTTGGGTGGCTTAGGGTCACAAGTAGTAAGCCAAAGTGGTTCGGTCACGCGCCCCGTAACAGTGCCGCCACCTGTTAGAGGTACTACCCACCCATCTTGAACCCTCACGCCTAACGCTCGACTCCTTACCGATGTCCAGTAGGCCACTGAGTAGGCCAAGTCTACCAGTTTTTGGCATTTAGGGTCGCTTGAGGACAGCACCCCGGACTCGAAAGCGGAGTTAAAGTCTTTGCTGAACAAGTAGCCTACGTTACCGTTAGACCCTTTAGGGTGAGGTATAGAGCCATCCGTGGTGTAGTAGCCTTGCTTTCGTGACCACATAACAGGCTTGCCCAAGTAGCGCATTTTGAGCAATATGTGACCCATAACTTGATGGATGGAGAATTCACCGTCACACTTACGATACCATTCAGGGTATCCTTTAAGCTTCCGAGTACGGGGCTTGACTGTCCAATCTACCATCAGGTGCCAAGGGTCTTTAGGGTCAAAACCTTTGGCTACCCAGTCCTCTGCGATTGCCTTCAGCGCGTCGGCAATCTCTTGTTGTGCTTTTTCGTACACTCGCTCTGTATTAGCTAACCACTCCTCCCAGTCGGGCGCGATCGGTAAGCGATAACTGTTCGCCACGATCGCGCCCCAGAGAGACGCCGAATGAGGTGCCTTACCTTTCCAAAGGAACCAGAGTACCTTAAGCACCTTATGGGTAACTCGCACATCTTTAGCACAGTAGGCTAATAAGCTGCACCATACGGGGTGTAGCTCCTCATAACTGTCAGCTTCTACAAACAGGTTGCGCTCAGTTTTATCCAAGGACTCTCCGAGGTAAAACTCGGCGGTGTCGCTCAAGCTTTTGTAATTACCTTTACCGAACCCTTTGAGCGCCCAGAAAGGCAAAGTATGCTTAGGTTTGTCAGAGTAGCAGACCCACTGCTGATCTGTACAGAATCCGCTAACTTGGGTAGCTAGTACCTGAGTATCTAGTGCCATTACCGGGCCTTGCACCAGTGCCGCATCAAAAGAGACGTTATGCCCGATTATCAGCGAACCAGGTAAGAGTTTAATATACTCACCTACCTTTGGAGTCTTCCAACAGTACCAAACCCCGTTAGACCCTAAATAGGTAGCCATTACTGGGTAGCCTTTAAATTTAACCAATGTCTCAGCGTCAAATACACCCACCTTAGTAGGGGGGGTTTCAATAGGTTCGTAAGTACCCATCACCGACCAACCGATCGGTTGAGATGCCCAGTCAGTAGCAAGGGGTATAACGTACTCACTGATCTTGAGAAGGTCTAGGAGTTCGGTCATAAAAGGGGCGAGTAAAGATTGAGCCATTCGTTCAAGGCTAGCTAGAACCCCTTCTTTAGCTAGCTGAAGCACAGGTGGTTCTGGGTGCGCGTCAAACTCGGTCGGGCCTTGGTAGGGTTGCCCAAGAAACAGACGGTTATGGGTGAACTGTGTGACCATAGTAAAGGTGTGCTAGTATAAGAGGGTTGGTACTTTGTAGAACAATGGAAACAATTAAAGCGCTGTGCGTGTACTTTGAACTTTGCCTGGTACACCCTTGTTTACACGCACAGTACATTAAGCAAGAATTTGGCGGTGAGGATAAGTTTTGGGATGCTTTAGAGAGTACGGGGATAGACCTACCCTACGTCAAATCAACAGTGTCCTAAACATCCCAATAATCCCATGCCTCGGGTGGGTGATTAGCATAAAAGTGCTGGAAACCCTCCTCTGTGTCGGCATAAACTTCATCTTCAAAGTCTCCCCAGACTTTACCGTACAATGGGTGCGTCGCCTCAAACTCATTCATATAAGTCCAGTAATCCCCCGTTACTTCACCTTTAATAGTCCAACCGCTAGAAAAAGTCTCCTCGTGGGACGTTCCACACTGAATGTCATCAAATGGCAAGGTTAAAGCACCACCCTCCGAGTAAAAATCTTTGTCCTCGCCATATTCTTTGGTAATCATTTAGCTTTTTTCAACTCAACATCTTAATCATAGAGATTATTGAGTTTAAGTAAAGTACGGTTAACCGTACTAGCCACCCTTTGCTAAGGTGTGACAGTATATAGGAAATTCACAATAATAGTTATGGAAACTGACACTAACGATTTACTGAGACAAGCAGCGCCTTACTCTCCAACCCTCAGGGCATATTTAGCCAACCAAAACCCTCTGGTAGTCACATTAATGCTTCGCCCAAAGTCTTTTCGAGGGGTAGACAGTTACTGGGCATACGGTGAAGATGCCATCAAGGTAGCCAATAACACTGACTTGGTGCTGCATTATATGGAAGTTGAGGGCTTACGGATTCCGTCGGTAAGTGTCCCGCACTACGGTGTAGATTTCTACCGCCGAGAACTTACTCGAAAGGGTGTTAATGCTACATGGGTGTGCTAAAATAGCTTGCAGGTTGAACTTTTCTAGAAACTAAAATTTGGTGACGCCGTAACAAAAGGGATAAGCCCAGGGGTAGTCGTAAGACTGCCGCAGAAAACCTTCTTTAGGGAGGTTTTCTTGTATCAGGATTCAACCCAACGTAGGTAGGCATTAGCGAAGCGCTTCCCGTATTTGCGACTTTCGAGGCAGTTCAAAGCCCACTCCGGTATGCCTCTTAAGTCTGACTCCTCGCCCCGGGTTATGTTTTCAGAGTCCTCCTCAAGCTCGATCAAGGTAGTCTGCATAGGTGGCTGGTTGCGCGGGGTTTTTATCAAGTTCATCTCATCACGCAGACAATGACGCATATAACCCCTAAGAGACTTAATCACGTACACTTTCTTAGCCTTATCTGGGAGGTCTGGGTTAATTCTTGCCAGTAACGCAGGGATGCGAGGGTGACAATAGCTTACTAAGTCTTGATAATTTAGGCGGTGCTGAGCCGCCAAGTGCGCGGCTGTAATCTTGGTGTAGATAAGGGCTTGTTTAACATCCATAAGGGTATATTGTTATAGTTAGTATACCTGTTAATTATATCATGCGAGATAGTATAAGAGCTTCGCTTTTAAAGTTTTTAGTAGCCTCCAACCCAAAGTACATCCCGACTAAATTTCATATTTATTTAGCTAATTTGGTTCAGGACAGAGTAGAGAAGGGCGGTGCGCGTCTTTGTGTATCTGTCCCCCCTCGTCATGGTAAGTCTGAGATAATTTCTAGAGGGTTGCCAGCTTGGTTTTTAGGGCATCATAATGATGCTGAGATAATGACAATTAGCCACAACTCTAATTTAGCAAAAAGTTTCGGTAAAAAAGTGAGGGCTATGATGTCTAGCCCTTTCTATGCCCAGATTTTTCCTGGTTGTGCCTCGGTTGGTTCAGGCGTAGCAGGGGAGGACTGGGAAACAGAAAGCGGGGGCATTTACAAGGGTGAGGGGGTTGACGGCTCTATAACCGGGTTCGGGGGGGATTTACTTTTAATAGATGATATTGTAAAAAATCGCAAACAAGCCCATAGCCCCGCATTTCAGAAACAGACTAGGGATACATTTGGCTCAACTCTCTTTACTCGCTTGGAACCTGACGCCACATTGATAATAATTAACACCCGCTGGACTGCTAACGATTTAATAGGTTTTACAGCCGGAGAGTTAGGATGGGAGTATGTGAATCTACCCGCGATCGCCTTAGAAAACGACCCGATGGGCAGACTACCGGGGGAGGCTTTATGTCCCGATAGATATGATATTGATGCCCTTTTGGAGAAAAAGAGCATTCTAACCCCCTATGACTGGGAATCGCTTTATCAAGGTATACCCCCTGATGAAGTTAAAAATCAAACTTACAAAATAACCCCCGAGGACTTAACGCCTTTAGTGGGGGTTTGGACTAGCGATCGGGTGCTGCTGTTTAACGGCGAAGCTTGTACCCACATCGGGGCGGCTGAAACACTTTCGGAGTTGGAGACGTGGTTAGAGACTTTCGGAGGCAAACAGTTACCTGTATTTTGTTCAGAGACAGGGGTTGCTAATCACCCGCACACCAAAGAGGTACTACCTAACCTTGCCTACCACCCCTTACTAGACGGGTACTTGCCCCCTGTAACTTTAAGTTTTCCGATTGGTGCAATAACCCCCCGAGACATTCAAGCCGCCCGGTACTACATGACCTTACCAAAGGTGGCAGAGTACAAACCCGGGCGGCTTGGTTTAGGGATGCTACTCGGACGCCCCCCTAGCCCCCAACTGATTGTCAACCCCTACCAGCGGTAGGCTCATCAAACCCTTGGTGATAGCGTCAGACTGTTCTAAGAAATAGATGCTATCAGTCCTTAGTTTCTCAACATCTACAGGCTGGGTGTAAAAGTCAGTACGACCTAAAACCCCCCTGAAACTTATTGTCTCTGTAGCTTCGTGTACCTCTAGGTGAGAAATGTGTACATGAGACAACAAAAACAGGCTCAACCTCGTAACATACTTACCTGTTTTATCAAAACTTTCTGATATTACTTGCAACAGTCGGCGCTGCACTTGTCGGTACACAGAATCATAATTGGGGGTGCTAGTCATTGTTTTAAGGTGTGTTAAGAGTGCTAAACGTAGAAAGATACCCCTGAAGTGCAGGGGTCTTAAAGGCTTAATTAAGCCTATGCTTGGTTATGGCTGTCATAAAGATTGTTGACCCGTAGTAGATCCGAGACAAGGTTTTCGGCGGACGCGATCGCAGTGGGGCTGAGAGGCTTAGGAGCGATAGGCAGCACCACCAGGTATTTATCCCCTATTTCTTTGATAGTTTCCAAAGCCTCTTCTAGGGTGTCAAACTCCCATCGAAAGTTAGCATCTGTAGTTAGCGCCCAGCCTTCATCAGTGTCACAACCGTCAGCAAGGTATTCAGTGACTAACACGCTATATCCGTCTAGATGCGTCTCAGACTCCCGCAGCACCACAAAGGTAGTGCATTCTAAGTAGTGAATGTCATTGACCGTTAAAGCTTCAACCACTAAGCGTTTATCCGCTTCAGTGGCTTTTAAAGCCTCGTCATAGCTGCCAAATTGACAAGCCTCAAAAATGTCATTTGTTATATAAAATCCCCCTACATCCTCAACCTTCTTTGCCAAGTATTTACTGTATCCCTCCTCGACCTCTAACCGCACTACAAATTTAGAGGCGTTCTTAAGTAAGGGTGGTAGTTCACCCTTCACAGAGTCTTTAGCTATAGGGACTACAACGAGAGTGTCATCAGCCCAACTTCTACCCCCGTAAATGCGTAAGATATCACTTAATACCTCATTAGCGTGTTCACGGCTGGTAAAGTTAGCGCGTTCCTCTTGTCTAGTAGTGAGTGACCACCCACCGCCGTCTTTCTTAACCCACTCTACAAAGTGATAGCTTGTTCGGATGATACCATAATGGCGGGGCAAGTGTAGCTCGGGTTGGTTTTCACTATCTTGAACCGCAATTAATTCTATTTCAGTTTTATTGTCACAGGGTGAAGTATAAATGGCACTCTCTTTAATGAGCCATTTACCTACTAAGAACTTAGAAACTACGGCGTCAACATAATTTGTGTCGTCTATTCGGTAGACAGACATAAAACCTAAGTAAGCTGGTACTTCTGGGTACAAATCAGTGACGGTACCGATATTTAAAGGCTGTGTAGTTAATTTCACGGTATTACCTTAAAGGATGTGCCTACTATAGCACCTTCGCAATGGTAGGGTAGTAGTGTTAACCCCACCAAGAAAGTAGTGTTTACCGTACCGTGTAGCTGGCTACGAAAGCGTCAACAGCGGCGCGCTGCTTAGGGGTAAGCCTGTCACCGGGGTATACCTCAAAGTCAAAATGGTTGTAACAGTACCCAACTAGCTCAATTCTCGCCCTGTCACCTTGGGTCGGTATACGGGAAATGATTTCTGAGACAATCTCTTGTATAAAGGTATCTGACCGTTCCGAGTTTCCAACAGGGTTGCTAAAGTAGTCGTCAACATCATAAGCCATAGCTATCCCCTCAAAGGTTTTGCCTACTCTAGCACCTTTCCAAGGGTTGCTAGTAGAGGGTATGACCCATTACAGTCAACAATCTTTGAGCATAGGACTTTGACAACTCAACAGGGGTGCAATCGTTTCTAACAAATAGAAAAAAGCGAGCTTTCTTGCCCGCTTTAATGACCTTAATTACAGGCGTCCCTTTAAATCTCTGAATTTTCATTACTTATAGGGGTTTTAAAGGGCCAAAGCATAGGTTCAAACCACTTCACCCTTTGCTGACGCTTAATCTGCCTTATCAGTCGAGGGGTTAAACCTTTAGACCGGGCATAGCGCCAGTAAGGGCCAGCATTAAACCGCCGTTGCAGAGTCAGCGTATCCTCTACCGTTAACAACCTTGATGGCCTGTTGTCATGAAAGTGTAACTCCCCATAGCGATAATTTTTCAAGGTTAAATAGGCACCTGCTATCTCTGATAATGGTATGCCTTGAAAGCGGCGTATCGGCATCTCAAAACGTCTCATATTTCCTCCAAAAGTTAAACCCCCGAAGACGGGGGCGGTTGTTTACCAAACAGCAGGTATGTTGTGCAGAACTACTTTAATACTGAGTGTCAGCACTTCCCATCTTAACCAATAGATAATCTCGTAATCAGTTGATGATGTACAGTATCGGTAAAAACAGTACAACCAATTCAAAGTCAATACAATTTGCAGGGAATTCAAAAAAATTTCAAGCATTAGGTTAACCAGTAATTAAGGGCAAGAAAAAGTCTGCTAACAAGTTCAGAATCTGCGGTAGACACGAAAGAAGGACTAACCGCGTGAGCCATTTAAGGCGCTCAGTATCATTAGGGGCGAACCAGTACCGCCACATCAAGTAAACCGATAGGAAGAAATAAGCGAGTAGTAGACCGAAAAACAGGTGGTTAAGCATCTTATTCGACGGGGGTAATGTTAAGGGCAAAGTCTGAGAGTTGGGCGCGAATCGCTTGGGCGCGAGGGCTACTGACAAACTCCCAAGCGCGATCGTAATTGTCTACGAGGCACCAAGCCCCGTTTAGGTCTTTGCCTACCCATACCCGCTGCCCTTTCTCAACCTTGGTCAGTACGAAACTTTGTTCTATCATTTCAAAAAAACCTGTAATAGTAGTTCAATTTCCGGGGTGGTAAACCAACATGGATTATAATCCTCCGTGTCTATAACTAAAAGCTCGTTTTGTCTAGCTATCCAAAATCCGTCTCCTCTGGCCCACCCATAAAAAGCTTGATAACCTCTGAACTTTAAGCCGCAAAGTGCTACATACGCTCTATGATATTTAGGTTCAGTAAATTGTTTGTTTCTTAGCTCTTCCTCAAGCTCTTCTATTGTATAAACTTTTTGTTCTGTGTTCATAGCTAAATAAATTCAATTTCCTTTGATTGTACACCGTACCATGAAGCCAGAGTAATTATATTCGCCAGTGTTGCTTGATATCTAATAGGGCCTACAAAGCCGCTAGACCTATCAGAATCATTAACGGCGGCAACCACCCAGCAAGGCGGGGAAGCCCCGCTGTCCCAAGCTACTCGGAACCTAATAGCCATGCTGCCTCCTTAATTTGCTCGGGTTGTGCGTGTCTCACCTTGAAGACCTCTAGGTCTTCCGAAGTAACATTAGACCACAATGCCGAAAACAGAAACGGGTTAACCCTTGTCATTGGTATGTCAAATTTAAAACCTAGCACCTGTTTTGTGTCTGGACAACTATCAATTAAAGACACGGTACCGTCATCATACAGGCTGACCATTCGGCGTACACCAAAATGCTCGGGGAAGTCAAACCACTTGTGCGCTATCGGTAACGGTGGTGACTCGTTGCTATCAAATTCTGTTGTCATATTACCACTATTGCGTTAAGGACTTGAGTAGAAATGCGATCACTTGGGCTGAAGTGTCCTTTTTCCAAAATACGAACAAATTCTCGGTTGTATTGATTCACAAAGTTGTCAAACCCTAGGTAAGCTGCCTCGTGACTGGGGTAGTAAGCAGCGGGGACAGAATAGTCTCCCTCTGAATCAAACAACTCTAGGCTAAAATAATCCCCTCTATGGGATAATAAAAAGTATCTCGGTCTGCCTGCTACATTACAAGCTAACTTTTCAAGTTTCCTTACGGCTCCCGAGTCAATTAGCGCATTAAACTGTTCACGATTCATTAGTGCTGTCCTCCGCTGGGTTGTCAATCACGATAGATGTCCGGGGTTCGTAGTCAACCCTTTCAAGGTAGTCTTGCAGTTGTGCTACTTGCTCAGGCGTTAGGTGAAACTCAAAGAAGGCACTACCGTCAGAATTTAGCTGCATTTCAAAATTATCACGGTCAACAGGTATTTTGTGCATTACTTGCCCCACAAGTTGTTAAAGGTTTGCTCAAAAAGTTTTACGGCGCTATCCCACTTTACAACCTCACATAGTATAGTTTCTGAACCAAGAGGGTCAAAAATTACGATGTGTCCAACATCCGAAAAAAATGTGGCTTTGTATAAAACGAGATAGCTACTTTCATCTAGCTTTCTCATGCACTCAATATTACCACATTTGAGAGAGTAAACCAGTTGCTCATTAGTTTGAAGCATTAACACTGACCTCCGGCTTGCCCGTCAAAATGTACGATATGGCGGCGGGGCTAACCCCCTCAAGATGCTCTCGCAGTTTAGCAGCTTGTTCAGCAGTTAAGGTTACATCTGCCACTTGGTAACCGTTAACTTCATAGTACACCCCGATTTGATCAGGTAAAATCTCAATTATGGTGCCTTTACCTGAATAACTAGGGAATTCTACGTCATTGTCTTTCGGTTTAATCCAATCTTGATTAATTTCTTTCACTAACTGCTGCCTCCTTAACCGCGTGATGTACCGCCTTCTGTGCCATATCGCGCAAGCTTCCGTCAAATCCCCTGAATGTATCTATTGCCCTAGCTTTTATTGCTGCCCGGAATTCTAAAGGGATAGCAGGGTGGTAGCTCTCGACAAGTAGACTGATGTAGTCACCCGCAAGGACGCTAGCTTTGTGCTTAGGGGGTACATATTTAATATCTTTTGCATCCACAGGGTCATAAGTCAAATGAACTTTGTGTGTAGGGGCGAAATTTTTGGCTTGCTCTCCTAACGCACGGATAGACTGGTTAAGGCAGTCAAACGGGTTTACAGGCTTTGATACATCTTGGCACTGTATTGGTGTGCCTATCGCCCCTAGCCCGTTTAACACGTCCTTAAGCGGTTCCACCTTAATCAGCTTGTAGGTGCAAGCTTTGTCACCCTCAACCCTCGTAAAGCAGTTAGTATTGTGAGTAGTTGGCACCGTGCGGTATACCGTTGAAAGGCTAACCCCTAGTATTTCTGATATGTGCTTGCGGGACACGCCTTCGCGGTGCAGGCGTTTAACATTTTCAATTGTTTCTCGGTCTAGTTTGCTGCTCATGGTTTTCTAAGGTATTTAGTCAATTGTAGCACTTTTGTGTCAAAACGTCAGTAGATGTGAATAATTACCGACGTTTTGACACATTTAGCCCGCGTTAAAGCTTGACATCACTACTGTGCCGGGTTGCAAGTGGTCATAAGCAATGCCTATTTCTTCAACAGCTATAAGATGCGCTTGCTCTTTTGATACCCAAGAGCGGTCATACCTCCATCTCTCCCCAGTACCATAACGGGGGTGTATTAGGCGGGCTTCTTCTTCAGAGAGCGCCACGACTATGCAAGAGTCAAAGGTGTCATAACCTTTGTACTCGCCTTGACTGAGTTTGTAAAACTTTGCTTTTGCTTGTCGGGGTAAGGGTAGACCCTCTGTAGGTTCAATGTGATAGATACCTGGTTTACCGTCAATAGCTTCCCAAGCTTCTTCAACAGTATCAAACTCATAACGCTGGTTAATGTCCTCTGTATATAACCACCAACCTAAGTCTGTTTCAGACAACCATTCAACACGTTCTGGGATAATTTGCTTGATTACAAAACTCATAGCTCTCCTTTTTTTTTTTTTACTTTCGTACCTTAAGGCCAGGTTAAGCAGTCTGGGTGTGGCAACCTTTCGCCGTTGCTGTCGCGGGGGCAGTGCATATCAATGACAAAGAAGTGCTTAGTCGCTTCGCCCCAGTACAGCTTGCCAATTTTGCCACCTTTAGTGAGCCGCCAAGACACATCACCGCTTTTAGCAGTCTTAGGCAAGTTAAGAGTGTAGCCTAGGGGTAGAAGCCAAGCTACAATCGCCCTAAACTCTTCCCACCGTTGGTCATTGCCCCAGCTATCATCAGGTAGTAAGCCGTAACAGTCCTCGATAGTGACTTGCACCGCTCTTTTGTACTCCTCAAGCATATCAATCAGTTGATTGACTTCTTTAACTGGCGCACCCTTGGCAAGGTAGGTGTCCACAATGTCTAAAATGTGTCTGGTCATTTATAGCGCTCCTTAAATTGTTGTGGCTTTTTTATCCCCTATGAGAGAGCATTAGGTCAATGCCTCTTGCTAACTGAAATTTACTCAAAGACAAAAGGGTTTGATTAGCTATCAATAAACCCCTGTACCCTATAAACACAGCCCGACAACAAAGGTATTCAGGGTCTTGTACAGAGACAAATTGAGGCTCACTAGAGAGGCATTCACTATCTTTTAGATAGCCTACTATCTCGGGTTTTTTGTTGTCAAAATAGCGATGTACTTCGACTAAAGTCCTAAACCGGGAATCCCAGAAAGGTTGTTGAGCAAGTTTTTTATACTGCTTCCCTTGCACCACATACTCAAAACCTCCTACCCTAATGTGACGAAACTCACAACCGTCTAGCATTAATCTATTTGACGTGTTTTTCATTTAAAACCCTAATTTGAGTGATAGTGCGATCGCACCTCCGACAGCCCGAATATTTAAAGGTTTAACGGGGCGAGCTTGCCAGTAGGATAAAGTAGCCTTAACGTCTGTCGCAGCCTTGCTCACGGCGCGTTTAACAACCGTTGCAACGACTTTAAGCAAGCGAGCTACCTCGTCGGCTATTGCCCGTGCTGAGGAGTTGAGCTTAACCAGAACTTCAATACCTTGTGAGCGCAGTAACTTGAGTGTAGCGATTTGAGACTTACGATCGGCGGTGCGGGCGGTGTTAAGAAAGGCGATTTGCTGAGTGTTCATAAGTTTAAGGTGTGTTTGACTTGTATGTGCCTACTATAGCACCTTTGCTAAGGGTGCCTAGTAGAGAGAACCGCTCAAAGTAGGTAGTATTAACCGTACTTAGATTTACTTGATAATGTCTGGGTAGTCCTTGACCAATCCCGCAACAATATCAACTATTGAACCTGTATAAGTTCGGCAAGCACCCGAAGACTCTAACGCTACCATGCCCGAGAAGAACTCTAAGATTGTCTCATAGTGCATTAGGTCTTGTGCCGTCTTCTTGTGTAACCCCTCTAGGGGGGTGTGATTGGTGCAGTAGTGCGAAAACTTACCAGCAAATACCCGAAATAGTAAAAGCTTGCTGGTGTCAATGGTAAAGCTGTACGCTATCGAACCATCTTTAAACTTGTCTGTAACAGTCTCAATGTAATTAGTCATTAGTGGTAAATGCCTCCAACTTTACGGTTAGCTAGCACCTGTGCCTTGTAGGTTTCCAGCACCCATAGTTGGCGAGCGGCGTCCTCACGGGCGCATCGCCGCCCTATCTCAATGTCAAACTTGGAAGGGTCGGCGGCATTAGCAACCCCCGTGACTACGAATCCTGTCGCAGGTAAGCGGTAGCTCACAACAGTCACCTTGCCAAATAGAACGGCTTCCTCTGTCTCTGCGCTGTCTAAGAGGGCTTCAATGATAGCAGGTCTTACGGTTTGCATAATAGTCAATCTTTAGGTACTCTTTAACCATTATAACCCTGTGTGAGTTATAATAGACCTATGAGTTTAGCTTACTTTACTTATGAAACCATTGGTAGTTATAGAACCCGAGTTGTGTGACTTGGGAGACTGGGACGGAATGGTACGGCAATCTATCATAAACCACTACCCACTCATTGATACCCCAGACTTGTTTAAACGAGTTTTTTCTAAAGCTTGCGCTCTTTACCCTTTAATGGGTATTGACAAGATATCACCAGACAAATCCGAGTTAGTCGTGGAGTGTGCGGTTATTGCGGTATGTCCTGAGAAGCGCGGTTTAAATTTTGGCAAAGTAGTGATCAGTCCTACTGCTTTAATTGCAGGGATAATTGCAGAGCGCTGGCCCTTGAACAGTCTAGATGTTGAAGCCGAGCTTAAAATAGCTACTCTGGCGTTAGGGTTTTACAATGCTTACGGAAGCTACCCTGTTGAACGGGCGGTTAAGGCTGTCACCCACGCACATCAGCAATGGTTAGAGCAACACCTTAGTGAACACGAATAAACCACCCACTCTTGGTACAGTCCTAAGCCTGTGATATAATTAGATTACGTTATTTGATAGACCAAGCCGTCTTTGCATGGGGCGGCTTTTCTTTGTGCTATAATAGCAGGTGTACACCTTAAACGGAATAATTATGGTTACTAACGACGACGTTGATCGTGCTTTGAAAGCTTATGAGCTAGGTGCGACGGCTAAAAGTTTTAGAGCTTCAACGGGGATAGATATTCTGGCTTTTATTTTAGGTCACTCTAAACCCGACGCTGTCCGATCTTATGAGATGGGAGTTTCGGCTAAAAACATTAGACAAACATCAGGAATAGATATCTTAGGTTTCATTCTTAGCCACGCAAAACCGGATACTGAGACAAAACAAGAGGGGGCAAAGGACACAAAGAACGTACAGCGGATGAGATGTCAAGTACATCGGCTTTACGAGCTGGGGGCTGACGTTAGCTTTATTTCTGAGCTAACTAGCTTAAGCCCCGAGACTATCTTTTGCATGGTGCCAGAGTTAGCCCCGTGCCTTGTTAGCGTCGCTCAGCCGACTAAGCAAGCTATGGCATGGGTTGACGGTAAGCGTGTATCCTTTGACACGGAAATACCAGTTGAGGCTCCTACACCGTCCCTCAAAGAGCGCCTCATTGACCGGGTTCTTGAGGGGCCTACCGTCACAAGGTCGGATGAAAATTTGAAACCACTTATCAAGGTTCGTGCCTTGGACACTTACAACGGTTTTCAAGGCAACCCGACAGAGAAGGCTGTCCAAGCTATCAATCACGCATACACTGAATTATCAACAGGTAACTAACATGGAACCAAGCGAATTTAACCGGAAACTAGAGGAGCTATTCTCCTACCACCCTCCTCAGAATGCCGAGGAGCGGGCAAAGCATGACTTAGTTAACAAAGCAACTGTCATTTACGCAAAAAGCTTGGCTGAGGTTATTAAAAACCATGCTGAGTTAACTGTTGCGTTGAGAAAGCTGCAAGAAGTGCGAAATACTGCCAACTTTGCAGTATCTTGCGAGCGGGAAGGCATAAGTTACCGTGGGCTGTTTGACCAGCAGAAGCAATAGTCACAGGTTAACTGTCTAGACAGATAAACCCCCTAATTAAGTGCTATACTTGGAAGATACTTAACGAAAAGACAGTCATGGAAACCATTTATAACTGCGTCGGGTTAGCATTACTCGCTTCTGTATTAGCCACTGAAAGGGCGGTGCTTACCGCACTCCCTATAATGTTGCTTTGGAATGCTGTAGTACCTTCAGTGTTCGGATTGGGAGTTATTGACTTTACCCAGGCTTTAATGCTTAGCCTCTTAAGCTCATGCTTCTTTAAGTTCTCTAATTCCTATTCTAGCAAAGATTGACTTTAACCCATGTAAATTTCTCAAAGCCCCTTGATAGGGGCTTTTGTTTTGGCAACCTAGGGCAGGTCTTTGGTGTACTTCCGTACTGTTTTAAGCCCGCATCCAACTTTTTTCGCCACGCTTGAACGGGCAAGACCTTTATTAACTAAATCCCGTATGATATCCACTTCTTCAGGTTTCTTCTTGTTGTTGCGTCCCTTGCCTACACAAGTAAAAGTACCAATAGCTAGGCAGTTGTCAACAATTTCTTTTTGAGTAGCCCAAGCAAGGTTATCAACCCTGTTATTTGAGACATTACCGTCTAAATGTTGGACACTAGGCTTATTTTCAGGGTTTGGGATAAAGGTTAAAGCTATCAAACGTGACACCAAGTGGACTTTATACCAGGTGTCTTTACACAAGTTTAGAACCTTGTAACCTTTGGTACTCATCTGTTGTTTTAAAACTCTCTCTTTCCGTAGGTAGTTTTTTCCATTACCTGACGTCATACCATGTTCTCTCTTAACCCTGCCAAGGGTGGAGGCTGAATAAAGCCCTTCATAACCCGGTATCGGTCGCCATTCCTCGACCACCTGTGCAACCAAGGGTTGGCAGTCTAGCTCAACGCCATGCCTCACCAGTTCAGTCTGGTAGATAGCCTCCCGCCTCAGCCAGAACTAGGCGGTATTACCCAGTATCTCAAGCTTGAGAGCCGTTTCCTTTGTGACCGACGCTTTGCCCACTAGCAGTAGCTTGACGCTTTCAAGGGTATAACCCATGCGGTCGGCTAACTCGGCGGGGGTCATGCCAAGGTCATCTATTAAATCTGCGATCGTGTCACCGGGAGGGGAAATAAAGTCAGGTAATATCGTCATAGTGTATAACTGTAGGTTGTGTCCTCATTATACAATACTCAAACCTGCGTTATAATAAACGGATACCTTACGTAAACATTACTTTAGACATTAACGGGCGTCGGTTGACTTACACACTAACCCTGATAAGTGATGAGCCTGTACCAGTACAGCCGAAAGTAGATAATCAGTACAAAAGTCAGATAGACTCCTCTAGAGACCTACTGCTTAACATCGGTACTAGCATACTCATTGACCCTGTGCTATAATCAGAGGGTGATATATTGGACATATACTCCGCCCGCTCTCGGCAAAGGACGGGCTTTTTGTGTGAGAATGGTATTCTCCTACTAAGTGAACTTGTCCGCCCTAACCCGGTGGATTTTTTTTTTGCAAGAAAACTTGACACTCCAAATTTTGCTTGACGTTAAAGCCCTGCGCCGTCCGACTTACTAGCTCTTTGACTAGCTCGGGTGCTTGACGTAACTTCAAGGGCTAGTCAGGTGTCAATAACGTACCACTGACGACACAGTTGTTTTGACTAGCGATTTTCTTGTAGCTCAAACCCCTACCCTATATGCTTTTGAGGCTTTCTTGACACGTGGTTTTCCCGCAGCTCAAATGAGTGTATAACTTTGTTGGTATTACTGGATAATTTGACCAGCCTAAGTTAATTGATTCGTAAATTTGGTTGACGTTGAAACCCTTACCATATCTTACTTACAGCTTAATTGATTCGTGATTTTGGTTGACGTTGAAACCCATAAAACCTCGCAAGATTCTACTAATCACTTGACACGCTATAAACACTGAGCTAGACTAAAGAGGTCAAATTCTAGTTGATTCGTATGAACTACACAACAATTACTTACTCTGGATTGCCTCTTGATACGTTCATGACTGAGGACGGTCGGACATGGTTAACACTCTCTAGCCTTGCTAAAGGAGTAGGGGTGCATCAGCAGTCTACTATCCACTGGCTCAGCCGAAAAATTGAGACGCGACCGGAATCAATAGACGTGCGGGTCGGCCCAAAGCGCAACGTCAAGGCTACCGCTTACCCTGTAGACATTGCCGTCGCGTTCATTGACTACATGGCGGACAAGGGCAATAAAGAGTGCAGAGCGCTGCGATCAGCTACCCTCAGAGCTGACATAGAGCGCTCTATCCGCGAGTCTAACGGTGATGTCGTGACGGCGGCGCAGCATGAAGAGATACGGCACTCCGCCCGCCTAGAGTATCTACAGCAGTGGGTAGCCGACAATTATAACCCTGTCGTTAATAAGGACGGTCTAGTAGTACCTTTTGAGGGTCGCGTAGCGCGTGAAGCCGGGATTACTGACCCTTATGAAGCCACTATCGTAGAGATGGAGGCGCACGTTGCACGGCGCGAGGTGCAGATAGCGCGTGGCACTTGGAGCGAAGCACAGGTGGCGGAGGAGTGCCGAGGTATTGAGAAGTACAAGCAGAACATCCAAACTCTAGCCCAAAAGTTAATCAACTAACCCACCATTGCAAAGGTGCTATTATAAGCACAACACTAAAGGAAACAAAATGATAAGCGCACAACTAAGGGCAAGACAACTAGGGTTTGATTTAGGGCTGATTCGGTTCCACGCTAACGCCATGACTCCTGCTATCCAAGAAGTGTTAGGTAAGTCCTACGCCTCACATGGTCTAGAGGACTCGGAGTGGTCAGATTTTAGCTTGTTTAAGGAGGGCAGAGAGCTAGATCTAGCAATTTTTAACTATTTTTACAGCTTTACCCTTCTTCAGTATGGCCCTCTAACGTAGTACAGAGATTGAGCAAACTAATACACCATCACAAAGGTCAAGGAGTAACACAGTGTACGGCTTTTTAATAGTACGAGCCAGTCTTTTACCACCTGTAAAGTTTTCAACCCTTGTTTTTCGTGCGGAATGGTTGATGGATTACGGGGGGTGGTCAGAAGACCCCGAGCTTGCTAGAATTTTTGAGACACAGCCAGAAGCCTTTAAAGAGGCGGAGAAGTTAGCAGAGTTTCTCCCCGTTATAGTACCTATCGCCCCTTTAAGGGATGATACAGAACGAAACTACAGCCCACTATCCTAAAGGTCATGGAGTACCGCATGAGTCACTCACCGATAATTAATGCCATGTCTGACATAATCCGTCAGACATGGGGAGATAAAACCCTTAAAGGGGGGGATATTGAGCTTTTGCATATCTTGCTAAATCTAGCTATTGAGCAACAAAACACAGACGATGCTAGGCAAAATTCTGTTTTTGAAGACACGATAGAGCATACTTGTGCTGAATGGGCAGTAAACCGCATTGAGCGTCTCTATAAGTGGCAAGTAGCCAAAGATAACAACCTGTTTGGCTCACAGCTTGACCCTAACGGACTCTTGACGGATAAACAAGAGGAAACGGTTGATAAATTCTTGCTGTTTCACCCCAGCATAGTGAACTAAGATACCTTTCTAGAGGTTAAGCCCACCTATAACTTGGTGGGCTTTCTGCTGCTTAAAAGCCGCAAGTAGGAATCGAACCCACGCTTCCCCTAGAGGGGGACAGACTACCACTATCTTATTCCGGCTGGCCCCGTTTTAACGACTTGGGTGTCGGAAAGCGGGGGGTAGAGTCGAACTACCATTTAAATTCCAGCTTATGAGACTGGTGAGCCGCCGCTGCTCATCCCCGCCATGCAATACACCATTAGTGTAACTCAAAAGGTTTCAAATGTCAAAAACGGTTCCCACGGTTTGCCTGTAAATCTTGCTTTGCTAGGCGGCGGCGCTTTAGTCCTAGCCAAGGCTAGCCGTTTACCTAGCATACCTGGTACGGTTATCACTACTACCTTGCCGTAGTAATGGTGCTAATATGGGCATATTTACACAGCAGCGAGGCTAAACTCATGAGTGCAAGTGGTACAGACCCCAATCCAAAATCCTCTGAGGATATCCATGCAGTAGAAAAGTTTTTGGCAGTTTTAAAACCTGAGCCACACGGTATCCGACTAAATGCTCAGAGAACTTGCCAATGCGGTAGCGGTTTAAAATGGGTCAACTGTAAAAAAACAACACATTGCGGTTAAATTGATGGACATTTGGAACATCCTGGATTTAGAGGTAGGCAAGCGCTTAATACTCCGTAAACAAGTTGGGCAAGCTAACGGGAGTGTCCAAATACTAGAGCATCATTCTACAACCCTGATAGAAGGTTACTCTAGGCAGCATAATTGCATTTATGGCAGGGTGTTGCACGGTCAGGACATAGGTCAGTAATGACCGGGGTTCCAGGGTGGGGTGCGGTTTGCATCCGGCACAGCGACTTAAACGGATTTAAAGTGGAGGTTAAATGATAAACGTCTCAGCGGATACGCACTACATCGGGGGTTTTGTTGTCACACAGGGTGACACTTGGCTAGCGATGGACACTGAAGGAGAGTGGGTGTTCACTAAGGACTTTGACCAGCGTTGGGTTTTTGATAGCGACAAGGCAGCTTATCAAGTGGTCGGTGGATTTACAAGGGTCGAGATTGATGCCGCGTTTGATAACGGCTTTATAGTGGTACGGGGTGATAGATACCTGGCGCGTCACTCGGGCGGAGATTGGATGTTTACCCGTACTTGGGCGCGGCGTTGGGTGTTCGGAACCGAACAAGAGGCTAAGGAAATTATAGAGGGTCTAGAATGAGCGGCTACATGATTGTACGGATTAATGAGTGTCCCAAAGTTGAAGGGTTCAAAGATCAACAAACCCTTTGGGTACACTATGACACACCTGCTGCGGAGTGGTGTTTGATAGATGAGGAGGAGCAAGGCTGGGTGTTTGAATCTCACCACGAGGCTTTAGAGGTACTAGGCACCCTTGCCGACCCCTACCTAGTGATAGTCCCGATCGCACCCGTCCTAGATTTGTATGATTAGAAAAACGTTCACCGCCCCGTACTACTCCTTGCCCTTAACCAGTGTTACCCTCCGTCTTGAGCCTTTTACTGGCTCTTACAGAACAAAGCACTATTCTGGGTGGACAATATCAGGTGACATAGATCAAGGTGTTAACCGGGTTAAAGACTTTGAAGCTGACCACCCCGTCTACGGCACAGTCTGAGGTGCCTTTACCCGAGATATATTCGCGGACTCTGACGCTGGGCTAACACATTTCATTGCACACCACCCACCTGTTATAAAGATAAAAGACTTATGAACGGATACATAGTTGTAAGGGTCAGCAAGTGCCTAAAACCCAAGGACGAGGGGGGAGTAACACAAAGTACCAGGTGGCTAGCTTATGACCAAACTGCCTGTTTGTGGTATCTGACCGACAAAGAGTCAAATAACAAGGTTTTCAAGGATTATCAACAAGCTTGGGACTTGTTAGTACACCTTGGCGATATTTATCTGGTAATTATCCCAGTAGCCCCCGACATAGAAGGAGACGTGTATTATGAAGACGCTTAAGCAAAAGTGGCAGACTGCCAAGGATTATGACTTATTTGGGGAAGCCTGCGCCGCCGATGGTACTTTGACCCCAAAGCAAGTAGTGGCGGG